AGAATACTGGCGAGTACGAGATACCAAGGTTATACGATATCAGCGGCAGTCATCACTTCGCCAATGTTGCTGACAACGGATTCGTTGTACATCGTGACTTTAAAACTGGACTAGTGGATATCTATGTGCAAAAGATTAAGCATTACTTCATGGGGAAAGTTGGTTTTGTGACTATGGAATTCGATCCCTTCACAGGTCGATACAAAGAACAAAACCAATTGTGGGAGAGCGAGTTGGAGCAGAGCCAAAGCCTAGACATATTCGACAACGCAAACGAAGTAGATTGGTCACAATTCAAACATTCATGAAAAGAGTAGTTTACGACATTGAAAACTTCCCGAACTTCATCAGTTACTATGATGTTGATATCGACACGGGCCAGGAAACTGAATTCGTTATCCATGAGTCACGCAATGACTTGGACGCATTCTACGAGTATATTTCTCAGCCGATGATAAGTATTGGCTTCAACAATGCTTACTATGACCGGGAAGTGAAGGACAAAATCCGAATGAATCACGGGATGTACAAGCGCATGGAACTCAATCAGTTTCTTGGGCTGTTCTACCGGGAAATGCAGGCATACTTGCAGGAAGAAGTTAGAAACTTTTACACCGGCGAAGATGAAATCGATTTGTACCTGATTAACCACTTCAACAACAAAGCACGCAGCACATCACTGAAAGCTTTGCAAGTGTCAATCTTCTGGGAGAATGTGCAAGACATGCCAATACCGCACGATTCTCAGATAACCGAGGACATGATACCGATGATTCTGGACTACAACCGAAACGATGTACTGAGCACAAAGGCTTTCTATGAATTGTGTATTCCGCAAATCGAATTCCGCAAAGAGCAAGGTAAGTTGTACAAGAAGAACCTCATCAACAAACCCGATACTGCAATCGGCGAGGAAATCTTCATGAATTACTTGTTCCAGGAAGCCGGCCTGACAAAAGCAAAGCTTCGCGATATGATTAAGGAAGACCACAACATCGAATTGATTAAGTGCGTGTTTCCTTATGTGAAGTTCCGGAGCCATGAATTCAACAAGTTGCTTGAGCAAATCCGGTGGACCGTGGTTACTCAGAACCAAAAACTGCTGTACACGGTCAATTACCGGGGCTTCAAATATGACTACGGCGTTGGCGGAATTCATGGTTGTGTAGTACCCGGCATCTACGATTCGAATAAGGAAAAAGTCATCATCGATTTCGATGTGAAAAGCTACTACCCAAACCTAGCTATTCAGAACGGGTTGCACCCGAAGCACATCCCAAAGGATACCTTCATCAAAACCTACAATCGAATCTACGAAGAGCGCGTTAAGGCTCAGGAAGAAAAAGACAAAGTGAAGGATGCCGGTTTGAAACTTGCACTCAATGGAGTTTTTGGGAAAACCGGAGAACAAACGAGTGCATTTTATGACCGATATTACTTCTATTCAATTACACTCAATGGCCAATTACTCTTGTCCATGCTCGGAGAAAGATACTCCGATGAAATAGAAGGCTTGGAGATTCTTCAAATCAATACCGATGGTATCACAGTCCGAGTCCCCAGGCGACAAGTTTCTAGAGTATTGGAAATCAATGACAGATGGATGAAACTAACTAAGTTAGTATTGGAATCTCAAGAGTACAAACGCATAGTAATTATGAATGTAAACAATTATTTAGCGGTTGGAGCCGATGGAAAACCAAAGAAAAAGGGTATCTTTGAAACCGAAAAGCAGTACCACAAAGACAATAGTTTTCTTGTCGTTTCAAAGGCTCTTGAGAACTATTATGTCCATGGTATTCCCGTCGAAAAAACTATTGCAGAAAACAAGAACATATATGATTTTTGTGGCAGATATAAAGCGTATAAAGGCTGGCATGCCCAGTTCAACTCTTCGAAAGATGGGCAAGTGTTTTATGAAAATCACGGGCGCATCCTACGCTTTTATCCGGTCACCCAAGGTGGCGGAATATCCCTCAAAATCAATCAAGACGGTCGGGTAAGAAATCTATTGGCAGGGCAAAAAACGGTGAACTTTAACAGATTCTTTGCTGTCGATGACTTTGAAGACTACAATATCAACTATGACTTCTTCGTTGAAGAATGTCGCAAAATTCAAGATTTAATCGAACCGAAACAACTTAAACTATTTTAATCAAAATGATCACACTCAAACAATACACAGAAAACATTCTCGAAAGTGTAAGCAAAACACTAAATTTAAACTCACTGCAACGAGAAGCAATCACAAAACAAGTAAGAAAATATAGTGGGTATCGAGAGTACCGAGATACCTATCTGGGCAACAAAAGATACAAAAAGCCACAGAGGACGAAACGCCAATCAAAACCAATCGATTTGTACAAGCTAGACGAATTGCAACGCCGTACCATTGAAATAGCACTTAAAGTCAATAGAATTGATGTGGTAAAGTTCTGCCAAAATACGAACAAGCGCGAGCATGTTGACTGTAGAAGACAGCTACTGTACATATTCAGATACTACCAGGATTATACCTTAGAGTTGGCAGCTAGCGTTTTCAATAAGGATCATTCGACAGTCATACATGCTCTGAGAAAGCATTACGACTTCATAGCTACTGACCGGTTTTACTCTCGGTCGTTCAATCAGTTGGTCGAAGAATTAAAATCAAACAATATCATAAAAGAATTGTTATGATTAGTATAGCTAACGTTTTGCGTATATGTGCAGTACGCAGGAACGAAACCTTAAATTAACAACAAATGCTTATTAGCGTATTGCACATATACGCTGTTAGGTGCTGTAAAAAATAATTATATGACAATATTTAAATTTAAAAACAAAACAAGAGAATTAAGGGTGTGTTTAAAAAGCCGAAAACACACTAACCATAATTGGTATAAAAGAACTGAAATTGGTGGCACTTTTGCACCTAAAACAATCGCACATTCTTTCGGCTTTTTGTGGTTAGGACGAATTATTTTTTATTGCACCTAACAGTCGTGTAGGCGCAGTTGATACGGTTGGATCTGTTTAAAATTGCGCCTACGCTTTGTTAGCGGTTTGGTAATTACATTGTGATTACTTCTCTAGCCTGACTTCTTTCCAAACTCGAACAGACTTTCCATCTATGAGTTCAATCATAGGTATTTTCTTGGTCACGAATTCTGCGGTATTCGTTTCTCGTTTGGATTTCTCAATGATCTGCCGGTGGTAAATCTCGCACGATACCATGGCATCCACGATGTCAGTGTTATCGGCCAGATAGTTCTTGGCCTCTTCGATTATTTCGATGAAGTAAACGCCTTCGTAAAACTTACGAAAGTAGTCAATGATATATGCGTTTGCTCTTTCGCCGGTATGGTCATTCTTGTACCAACCATACGATCGTTCCCCGGATATGAATGTTTTGCCTAGCAGTGTAGGCCGGGGTGCCAGCAAATCCAAACGGTTGTGATTCTTGTAACTATCGACAATCACACCGCCTCGGTTTACTTCTATCATTACTTTGGCATGGCCGTAGTAATCTTGAAGTAAGATATTGTTCCGCATGATGATATCTGGATCCAATGCTCTCTCTTTGTAAAAAGCCACATATCGGTTTGTGTCGATATTCTTTATAACGATACAGTTGTCCGAGCCGTCGTTCAGCTTTGAAGATACGAAGGGTATTGGATCCATTCCGGCAATGTATTTGTGCAATGGATTGTATCTCTCTAAGATAATAATCTTTCCTTTGTTGATTGGCACTACATCGACTCTCTCTTCGTGCATGTCTCTTACTAGTTCGCACTTTTCTATTGGAGGCGGATTCCCCAGGATAATTCTTTCCTGATGCTGCAGTTTGCTCATCACATCTGCCGGCATCGCCCCTTTGGCATTCGCTGCAAACACTTCCTGGATATCCAACGGATACTGTTTGATGAATGACTCTAGGTGCGACTTGTCATCCAGCTTGTCCAGGTTCTCCCTGGTTTTGTGAATCCACTCAGTAGCCAACTTCTCATCGCTATGGCCGTTGGGGCAGAAGTTCAATATCCTGCCGGTTTCCCTTCCCTTGTCGTCGAGTTCCGGGGCCGACATAATGCCCATCCACCCCGGCAAGAACACAGTCAGCATTTTGATGGTTTCTGCATTCTTCCAGAGTTCAGCACCTTTCTTCTGACCAATGACTGAAGATTCACCGGCACTTCCCCCCATTACGATAGGAGCCACTTTGGTAAAACCAGACTTTGTTGAAGCTTGGGCGGACCGGTGTACCACATCGGCTTTGGGGTGCAAGAAGAATTCGTCTAGAAAAATGTGCATTGCACGAAATGCTTCGAGCGAAAATGGAGAGTCCACAGTATCCCTGGTGATGATTTTTGAATCCAGTCCTGAGATTGCACCGGTTTTGTTGTCCAAGATACCCATGTGCAGATATCCACTTTGGCGTGTGGATATGATGGCCGGACGAATAAATTCATCTAGCCCGTCAAAGATTACACGAGTCTTGTCCTTGTACATTTCCTCTAACCTTGTTTTGTCGGCAGAGGTCAGTAGCGAAGTGGAGCCGGGGTTTGTCAGAGCAATCCATACCGGTATCACGCCGCCGAATGTCAATGACAAACCGGCTTCTCGTCGCTTTGTTACCATCAAGTCCCAGTATGTTTTCCGGGCGTTGTCGTAGGCTCCGTAAATCAAATCGTCCAAGTCACGCCAAACCGGCCTTATCCTGCGGCCAGTTGCTTCTTTGATTGTGGCCTGAGTCAGAAAGAAGTACTGAGCCCCCGTCAAACCAAACCTTCCATCTATCCAATACTCGTTCGTTTCCTTCCCCCACCAGAGTTCTTTTTCTTTTCTAGTGGCGTTTGGATTGAGCGCATGCTTTGCGGCCCATTTATCGTAAACGAATTTGGAAGATTGCGGTTTGATTATCATTTTCTTTTGCCGGCTTGCCTATCCATGAAACTTACATTCCCATCAGTCGTCTCCTCGTCGGGGTACGCTTCGAGCTTTGCGAGCTTCAATGATTTGTTGATTTTATCTCCAGCCTGGAGTATCTGAAACAGTGCTTTGTAGTACGGATCATCCAAATCAATTTCTTTGGATTTTACGCTGTCCATCAGTTGCTTAGAAGCAGAAACCAATGTGGCATAGAAATCTTTGGCCGGATCGAATTGCTGTACATCGAGTCGGTCAATCACTTCTTGCTCTGTCAGTTGGTTATCTGACAAATACTTTTTAAGCTTGTCCATTTTTCAGTTCTTTGATGAGCTTCTTTTGTTTCTCGATTTCTTTTTGAACTTTGTTGGCTTCGATGGGGTTGTCCGCATTCTTGTAGTGCTCGTGCCAACAGATAAGTTTTTCGAGTTTTACGAACTCTTCATCTAGTCTAGTTTTACTCATTGCTATTTAGTTTGATTTTCAGTAAGATCAGGTAGCCAATCAAATCCGTGATTGTGTCTTCGCTGTCATCGTCCTGCATGTTTTGCAGTCTGTTCAGTTTGTCGTCGATTCTCACTTTGATTTGTTCTACACCATCAGCATTGCTGAAGATGCGAATTGGGTTTAAGGCTGAGTCCCCGTACTTACGGTTTTTCTCAAGCAGAAGTTCTTTGATGCCATCGCAAGTGATTACGATTTTTTCTTGTGTGGTTAGCGTCGCTTTCCCAACAGTAGTCCGAGCAGCATGCCCAGGAGTAAAAGGATCCATATGTAATTCCAATTAGTTTTGTTTATGTAAACTACTTTTCCAGCAACCGGTACATTCAATCGCAGAGTATCTCTAACGATCAGTGTATCAGCTTTATAAGTGACTTTGAATTTATCTTTATACTTCGTAATTACAAATCTCTTTGTTTCAATCACAGTATCCGTTCGGATAATGAAAGAGTCTCTGTATTCTGGGACAATAATTTTTTTTTCGAGAAAGAATGTATCTCGGTACCACACCGTATCAGTTTCGATAAACTCAGGGTGTTTTTTGATGAATCGTTGAAATCTTTTTTCTGCACTACAGGAAAACAAAATTGTTCCTAGAAAAATCAGAAGAAAAAGAATAGTTCTTTTTGAAGGCATGGGCAAATATACTGCGAATTGATGAGAGTGAAAAGAGAATTTACTTTTTAGTTGACTTGCCATTCGAACCCTGACGAGCTCGGTTTTTCGATCTGCTTTCCAAAACCATTTTGCCGGTTTTGGTGTGCGACAAATCTTTGCCGGCACTGTGGCGTTTACCATAAATCTTGCGCTTGCGTGCTTCTTTGTTCAATTCTACGCGCCTAGCGATTTCATCTGGTTGGCTGTTAAACTCCTTTTGGTATGAATAGTCACGCCCTTTTGCTTTTGTTGAGCCTGGGCGTTTGTTTTTTCCGACTATTGTGTTTTTTGCCATTTGTAATCACAAAGATAACGCCGAAAATGTACAATATGATGAACATTCCGGCCAACTCATACTATTTTCTGAATTTTGCTACTTTCTGGGCAATCTTCTTTGGTTGCGCCACGAACTGTTTGCCTGCTTTATTGCCTGCTGCCTTGGCCTTATTTGTTGCAGCTTTTTCTGATGCACTCAGTGACTTCCACGCAGCGTCTGGAAGATATCGTTTTTTGCCTTTGCTTGGGGTATTGTCAGATGTCCTCCACTTTTCTTTTGTCCATTTGGACAATGATGTTTCAGACTTGGGGCCTTTGTATCCGCCACCTGATTTTTTGTATTTCTGAACCGCCAGTTGTGCCTTTCTCGCGGACCATTCGCCTGGATCGCCGCCTTTGCTGCTAGCTTTTACCTCAGCAACAATTCGTTTCCATTTTCCAGGATTGGTTTTGGCGGCAGATTTCATCGTCCCTGACCTCGATACGCTTTTTTGTAGTTCTTGCTGCTTTTCAAGCCGCTATTTTTCTTTTTAGAAACAACGCCGGGCCTTTTTACTTTGGCCTTTGGTTTCCACTTTTTAACCTCTTTGGTTGTTTTAGTCTTTGCCGCCATTGTGCTGTTTTATTTTCTTTGCGTAGTAAACTGTAGCCAGAGTACCAGATACAATCGCAATGCATGCGGCAAACATAGAGAATACCGGGAGCCACTTGGTCGCAAAATGTATTATTGCACTGGCTCCCGATATTACTGCTAAGTTGTTTGCAGCCGTGTCAGACTGGTGTATCATTTCTTTTTGGGAGAAGCTTTCTTCTTCTTGGTTAACGCAATCCACATCTGTTTAGCAGCAGTGGCTTTTCCAACTTGTTCTGCTTTCTTAGCAGACATGCCTTTCTTCTTGTAAGAAGCGGCCACTTTAGATGCAACAGTTTTAAACTCTTTGCCTTTACCTTGGAGATCGACTCCGGCACGAGCCTTTTTTACGATTGCACTGCGCTGTTTTTTGGTACCGTATGGCATTACTTGAACCGTTTAACTTCTTTGTACTTGCCGATAACGCTACCTTTCATGCCCTTACCTTTAACTACAGTTTTCTTGGTAAGACCACCCTTGGTTACAGTTTTGCCTTTCTCTTTGACCATTTGATCTTTTCCATCGACGGTGCGAGAATAGATACCTTTGTATTTTTCTACACTGCGAGTTGCTTTGGGCGGTTTAACGCTAGCTGTAGATTTCTTTGCTACATTGACAGTTTTACCGGCCAATGTTTTCATTGTCTCAGTAGGTTTTACCAATGTATTCTCTCGTCTTTTTTTCTCGCGCAAATATTGCGAATTTCCGCCCATAATACTTGACTTGAATGGCGGCTCGTTCTTTTTTCCAGTTGTCTTTTTCATACTCGAATATGGCATTACTTGTTTCTTTTTTTCGCATATCGATTCATAGCCGAAACCGCTGCTCCAGCAACCGCTGGGGCAGAAGAGAAAAATGCAGCCACCTTTGCAGCAGTCTTTCTATTTTCTCTTCTCTTCTCTAATTTCTCAGGAGTCATTGGGCCACCCATCTTTTTCTTGATTCTTGCAGACACTCTGGCCATTTTATTCGCAGTTTTTACTGCTGCTTTTTTGGTGAGTTTTTGTGATTTTTCAGTTGCCAGTTGGTTTTTTTCTTTAATCCGCCCTGCTGTACCTTGTCCTTCTAAAGTGCGGCGAGACGATAGAACACTTGCTTTGTATTCATTTCCTTGTGCCTTGGCTTTAGAGGCTTTATCGGCCAATTTCGCCATTTTGGTATCTGACATTGCTGCTATTTTGCCAATCTTTTTGGCAGTTCTGCCCTCTATCTTGGCAACTTTCTTTGCAGCTTTTTGATTCGGAGTTGGTTTCATCGATTTCATACTCGAATATACGATTATTTTTTCTTTTTCACAACCTTTTTCATGGCAGGCTTGGCTTTGGCGTACATGGATTTTTCTTTCTTTTCCATGGCTTTACCTTCCATCTTCTCATGCTTCATCATGGCCTTTTTGGAGCCATACACTTCCATACCGCCGTATTCAGACATCTTCTTACTACCGGCTTTTTTCATTGGCTTTTTCATATTTCAAATATAATTAATTTCAGCTACCTTTTTTCCACTTCTTACTGGGAGAAGCAGTCTTGCTAGGACTCCACTTTACTTTATCAGCCCAATAAGCAGCACTCAGTTTGCCCTTTGCGATGTTCTTCGCATGTCGGGATTCGAATGCTTTTCTCTGGCCTACTGTTTGGTTTGTCTTGACACCTTGTTGGCCGAAGCGAATGGTTTTTACCTGATCCCCTTGCTTTGCCACTACAATGTGACTTTTCTTGGGGTGTCCTGGGGTGGCCTTGGGTTTGTTGTAGCCGGATACCCCAGCCCGTGTTAATCTACTATCCTTTTTCGGAGCCATCTTCGTCAGTAAAGAAATTGGTTACAAACTTTCCAAGCGCACCGCACACGCCACAAACTAACATCAGTCTGGGGTGATCTAGATTCAAACCGGCAATAAACAAGGAAGCAGCAGCAATGCTGTCTCCCAGGACGCGAAATCTCTTAGGCGTTGGCGCAAAGTAGTTTTTCAGTTTCACTGTATTACCACAACTGTTCCGGGGCCGGTAGTTTCTTCGATAACTTTGATTGCTTCGTTGTGAAACAACATAGCTAGTTCTGGTCCGAAGAATTCTTGACTAGTCAACTCAACTTGGGCTAGATTAGGAAGACTCACATTTACTGTTGATTTTCCTTCTAAATAAGAAGCTTCGTCTTTGTAATAAGAAAGAATTGCTCTTGAGAAGCCATTGTAAAGTTGAATATCTAGAAACACAAAAGGGCGTACAGTAAAACCATCCGTGGTCTGTACATCTGCATTTATTTGAAGTGCCATATCTTTATTGATTAGTATTGTATTTGAGTTCCTCTGAATGTAGCGAGTACACGAATAACAGTCGTAGCATCAGCAGTTGTCGGGGGAGTATACTGTATTCTCAAACTTTCGTTCGTGTCATCGTTGTCGATAGTAAATACTCCTGTTGCCATCGAAGCATCTGCATTTGTTGTACCTATTTCTTGTACTGTTCCAACAAGAACGGTATTGGTACCAATTCTTTTTATTGTTACCTTGTACGAAGTCGCTTCAACTTCTCCAACAACAGTGCTGCCTCCTCCTGCATTTGTACAAATTGCAGAAATGTCAACAATACCTTGCCAAATAGAATTGGTTCCGGGAAGAATTGCTCTTACCGATGCACCATCGAGGAAAAGTTCTGTCTGAACACTGCCTGTAATTTCTCTGCGCCAAATAAGTTCGTGCGCTTGAGCATCTCCAAAAACGCCTACGCCACCAAATCTCCCTGCGGCAAAAACCTGTTGACCATAAAGCGAAGCACTTGCTAAAACACCTCCTTTTACAGTTGAATATTGAGCAGTGGCTCTACTTGCCCAACCTCCTGATATAGTGCTATATGTCCCACTTGCGATGTGGTCTCCTCCTCCGGGAATAACTGAGTTTTGACCTGAAGCAGTATTCCTGTCTCCTCCTCCAATAGCAGAGTTAACAGCAGTTGCTAAGTTTTGAAATCCTCCAACGGATACAGCATAGTTTGCTGTGGCTTGGTTCTGAGTCCCTCCGACAACAATAGCCCATTGGCCACTCACCAAATTCGATTGACCTCCACCTAAAAACCCATACGACCCACTTGAGGTATTAGTATACCCTCCTCCTAAAACACCCCCGGACCCCCCAAGATTGTTTCCATTGCCTCCACCCAAAACACAAGCAGTACCGCCAACTCCATTGTTTCTGCCGCCAACTAAAACAGAGTCTTGAACAAAACTAAAAATAGTATTTAAAATACCACCGCCCAAGAAGTGCGGCCCATTTCCTGATAGTATACTATTGGCAAGTCCACCTACAATTACATCATTTCCCCCGGTAGGGTTTGCTGTAATAGTATGTTGGCCTCCACCGCCAATAAATGCTCCGGGAGATGCGTTCCTACTTTGATATGCGTTAAATATTCCACTAGCATTCGCACTTGCGACTTGATTGGCATTTGTCCTACTCCTTTGAAAATCAACAGCAAATTGACCTCTTGCATCCCCTCCAACAGTTGTGCCATCAGGAATTTGTGCAACAATAGAACCGTTCCCTTTGGGGGTAATAGCAGCATTTACATTTGCAGCAGCATTATTTGGAGTCCATTGACTTGTTGCCTGAGTAGCAGAGGAGAATGTCTCTGACCAATTGACTGCTCCGGCAGCTACTGTCCAACTGCGATCAGCAGATAAATCATATGATACTCCGTTGATTGTCAGTGTTCTGGTTGTCGGAACTCCTCCGCCACCGCCTGCGAGCGAAACCTTTAAAGCACGGCCACCGGCAGGATCGCTGATGGTCATGTAGTTTTCTGGATCATCAACACCGCCAGTTGTAGATACTTTCAGTAATCTACCGCCGGCAGGATCGCTCACTGTGTATATGGCAAGAAATTCCTGGAGTGTCATAGTTCAAATATACAACAAAAATTAATATGAAACATTTTTATTTTTACTGCAAATCAGACCAAAGTCGCTGTTACTATGACAGATGGAGATGCTGGTATTGTTCCAATTCCCGGCGTAATTGCTTCCAATTGAATGCTTGCTAAATCTGCAGTCCATTTCAATTCGATATTATCTCCAGGAGCCAGTACATCTACAAATAAATTCATGGCAAATATGTAATGTCCATTGTTCCCACCATGAGTACTAGGTATTGTTGCGATTGATGCAGAATCCGCAATTGCAACCCCGTTGTAAGCAAACCACAGATAAAACAATTGGGCTTGGTTGTAGGTATTTGTGACTTGCAGTGAAACTTGAATGTTGTACATTCCGACCGTTGCAAAGTACAACCGATTCATTGCCAGTGTCACATCATTCGAATAGGCTGTCGTGTTGATTGCGACTGTTTTCTCTTCGAATGGAGCAGCTATTGTCTGTATGGTGTTGTCATAAAACGAGCCGTACTTTATAGAAGTTGCGGTTAGGTATGTATTGGAATCCACACTGCCGTCGGCTTTTAGAAATTGGCTCGATGTACCGCCGGTTTTGATAAACGCATTGGCTTCAATGGAATTCGTAGTAACGGAACCTTCGTCGGTAACTTCTTGTAAATCTGGCACCCCAGTCACTGCCTGAGCAGAAAACTGAGTAAAACTCACAGCTAACCTACGCAAATAAACTTCCCTCTGTTTGTATATCATTTCCTTGGTATTGGCGTACAACTTTCCGTTGTCAATGGCCAAATCCAAAAGAGCAGCAACGATATTTTCAGTAGGGGATGCCATTACCACTTGAACCGCTTGACAATCATGGCGTAGAATGCTTTCATGCGATTCAGCCAACCTTGCCTAAACATCGGATATGCTTTGGTGCCGAGAACATCGAGGAAGTTGTAACGGATTTTGTACAAGTCCTCGAATACTTTTTTTTCGCCAATCTTCATGATTTCGTTATTCAGCGAAGCCAATGTGATCGGGCCAAAGTTTGTCGTTACTCTGGGGAATTCGTAGCCTTTGGAAATCAGGTATCTCTGTACATGTGGTACTGACACCCCAGGCCCACTTCCCCAGGTCCAGTCCACAATCAGTTCGGCCACTGACTGCGACACGATTTTGTCGGCTTGAACCACATCCCAAAATGTAACTTTGAAAATCTTAGTCCATGTCTCGTCTGACATTTCGTAAAATACTTCGGGAGTTGCTGGGTAGCCGGCTTTGGGTGCGGTCGAGACAAATGTCTGCCAGGTCACGCCTTTGTTGGTGTGATATCCGGAGCCATCGGGTACAGGGTAAGCTGATGCTGCGTCTCTTTTGTCTTTTGATAATCCGCCTTCCCATTGCTTTACATAAGCGATGAAGGCCGGTGCGTCATAGATATTTGCCATATGTTATTGATTACTGAATTGGTCGCAAAAATACTCATAAATTTGGTTGACTTGTGCTTGTGCTTCCTCTCCCATTTCTTCGTGTTTCCATTTCGATCTGAGAAAGTTACGAAAACTGTCAACTTTGTAAGCCGTATCGACTGCCTTTGAATAGATTTCAAAGTCTTCTTGATCGTCAGGCAAATTGAATTCAAATGTTACTTTTGTCATGTCGTTCTGTGTGTATATGCTGTTATTTTTGCTACCTCTTTTTCTTGTCCATTTACTATTTTTGTCGCTCTCGTGCATTCGAGTTCTAACCACCTACCGCCTAATGGCTTTGGTGACGCTCCTCTTTCTACATGCCAGCCTTCGGCACCATTGTTGTATTCCTCTTTGTATGTAGATGTTCTAACCATCAGTATATCAGCAAGTTGCACTCTATTTGCATTGTTCAATCTTTCGATGGTGTACACTACTTCGTTGTCTTCATGCACATGGCCCATCCAAATCATGTCTGCTCCTTCCACAAAGGTAGCCATTCTGTTGAATTGTATCACGCCTTTTGTCACGGGGCCTCCGCCGCCACTGCCATGAAAATACTTGATTTTGAACGATCGAACTGTTTTAATCAAATCGCCGGCATTGCGTACAAATGAATATATCACCCAACCGCCGTACCCTCCGGCTTGAATGTTGGTGCCGCATTCTCGATTCAAACCAAACACAAATCTCTCGATTAAATCTGTTTCCTGGTATTTTAGAATGGCTGTTTCATGGTTTCCGTAGCCTACCACTTTGATGTGGGCTGCGTAGGGTTTGAACCAGTCTATTGCTGTGTTTACAATGGTATCAAAATAGTTTTCTCTCTGATGCTCCGGCCTAATGTTTGATTTCGAACTACGGCGATCTGCCTTTCCATTCATCACACAAAACAAATCACCGTTTATCAGAATATCAGCATTTCTTTCAACTGCTTGATCCAAATGTTTCTTGAGTAATTCTCTGTCGCAATGTGGATTATCCCAGTGGAGGTCACTTAAAAGCAACACTGTTTTTTTCCCAATTGGGACATCGATTGCACATACATTATTTTTCATATCTAATTGTTATACAACAACTTCGACGATATCCGGTATACCGTCTCCATCAGCATCTACTAAGAATTTCTGACCGGCTTCACTGTATATGAATGCCAATCGCTCCACCTCAGTTACGACATAATTTGTACCACAAACCGTAGCAGCTTTTCCGAGCAGTTCGTTTACCTGGTCCGAAGATAAATAGCCAACATTCTGTATGGCGAAAAGATATTGTATAGCAAGTTTCTGATTCCCCAGCTTTCCCTCACAAGGAACATCGTATTTCGACGCAGTGGTAATTTCATTTCCGCTCACTGACAAAAATCTGCGTAACGCAATGTAATTGTCAATAAGTTTGGTTAACTGAAATGTAGTCAGTGCCATTAGCAGCCGCAACCTCCACTCAAACCGGTGGGACCGCAGCCGTTTACAAGATTGTTGAAGTCGGTGAGTAACTCTTGTGCTAGAGTGTAGTTCTCTGCTTCCTCTGCGTACACCATTTTGTCAAAAATGAACTTGGCTTCTTCGAACAATCCGCTGTTTTGAAGAGCCAACCCGGTCAAGGTTTTCTTTGCGTTCTCGTATCTCAGGAAGTAGAATGTGTCAACGAACTGACCGCCTCCTGGGTTGAATGTCATGACAACTGTGTACAGCCCATCTATTACAGAAGGGAGCTGTGTGAAGATGTCAACTTGGCGGTAAGCAGCGGTCCAAAAGGTAGATGTGTACAAACCGGTAATGTTATCTGCTACCGTTTGTGACGGTCTCAGCACTGTGCAGTTTATAGCTGTTACGGACGCTCTTGTTGTGTTCGGAGCACCCCAGCCTTCGGGGTTCGTTGTCGCGTTGTAGTCCCCAGTGAAATCAGACAGTAGCATCTGAAACTGATTATTTACAACATCCAACTTGAGTACGAGTGCCATAGTTCAAAGATAATTAATTTTTTTGGTTTGGCAAATAGAAATTATTTACTCGAATTGTAAGCCCTTCAATACATCACCTTTTTGTTCTACCTTTTTTTCTGTTGGCTTTGCAGTCGGCTTTGCTTGAACTTGCGGTGTAGTTTGCGTTTGCTTGCCGCCTTCGAATTCCAAGTTAGAGATAGAACTTTCGAGATTTTGTTTATTGGTTGTAGCATCCCCACCAACAGTTTTGGTACTTACATTTCCATTGTATTGTTTTAAGTCTTCAATTACTCCAGTAGCAAAGTTTTTAAAGTACAAAGGATCGCTGAAAACTTTAGATGTCAATGATCTGTCGGCTGCGTAAGGCTGCATTTTTTCTATTTCTGTTGGCTTGTACACGATCGTTTCGGTATCGAGCGTTTGACCGCCATATGTTTTCCCTGGCAAACTGGCCAGCAGACTTTTGCGTTCTGTTTCGATTAGTTGATCGTATTTTCGACGGTCAGTTTGGTACAATTTCATGCGCTCATCGTCAATCATTGTCCATTCGGCTAACATTGTCATGCTGTCGGCTGCTCGGTAAAGGTCGTTAAGTATATTTCCAAGCACTTCATATCCTAACAGTGTGCCAGGTTTTTTGCCGTACTTTGGCCCGTTTGTATCAAAATCGTAATTATATTTTGACTCCAAATCTATTAATTCTTTGTACAGACCATTATTGATGAGGTTTTCTTGTATCAGTTTTCTTCTAGTATTGGCGTTGAATACCAACAAGTTATTATATTGTTCATTGCTCAACTTATACTTATTCCCCATATTATCCATGAGTTGTTTGGGCATTTGCGAAGGAATTGCACCCCAAACATCTCCTTTTTTACAAGCCAAATATACAAGCGATTCCCAGTCTGGGGTTTCATATCCTGCTACACCTCTTGTTGCCTTTGTAACATCAAATGTGTTGTACAGAATGTGTCCGAGCGATGCGCCTTCTGGTGTCTGAAGCACCGGCTTACCAAATGCATCTACTTTTACCGGCATGTTAGTCAACTCAGACTCAATGAAAGGCAAATCGACTAGTTTATCTGTTGCTCCAATTGGCCAGCGTTCTGACATCTTAATAGCCAACTTTGTGAAGAAAGTTGTGAGGAACGGATCTTCTACTTTTATTCCGAATGCTTTGAATGCTGGAGCATCTTTGGCATCGTAATCCACCAGATATTTGCGATTCATTTTGTCAATCCAAGCAGTAGAGTTTGGTACCAACGCCGCAGATAATGTCAATACAACATCTCCCAGACCATTGGCAAGCTTGTTGTCATCTTCGCTGTCTGCAATTGTTTTTGCAACATTGCTTACACCTCTCAAGAATGTTTGATCGGCGATGTAACTGCCGGCAGCACTGTAGTTGCCAAACATAGAAGAGAAGAAATCTTCCGATGCAGCTTCAACAATTCCACGGTTTGCAAATTTGGCTTTTTCTGGCTCTCTTCCTTTACCTTCTTTGAATTGTGTATAGATTGCAGCACCAAATATACCAAAGCCACGGTAATCGATAATCAAGTCATTCTTCATGTCCCACAAGCCGGATGCTCTAGACTTGTCGCCTCTCAGTGCGGCCCGAAGCAATGTAACATTTATGCTATACGGTCTTTCTAAAGAATAGGTATAGGTCATAGACTTTTGCTTGTCTTCCTCGTTTTCGTCCTGGGGAGAACCAGATACTGCTCCTGATTCGAAGAATAACCTTGCTATGTACTGAACCCCCATCCCAACGAGAGCCCTAGCTAATATCCTATCCACATCTCTTGCGTCGCTGATTTCCTTTTCGTGCGAAACTTCTCCCTGTTTGGTTTTCTTTTTGATTTTTCTATAGCCAACCCGACCTATTTTCAGAAGGGCATATTCCGGAATCAAAAACTCAATAAGTTCGATAGCGTAGTTCGTTGGAATTTTTGTAAATGGAATAACGCCCACACCAACGAGACGAGCAACCTTGGATATAAATTTACCATTGACTTCCTCAGATGTGTATTGCCTTCTTGTTTTGTCTATCAACTCAGTTATTTTGTTCTCATTTGAATACACAAATCGCAATGCTTCGGCGTTTGCTGGAGCATTCCCGTAGTCAGAGTTGATGACAATGTAGGCTTCTCTCATTTTATTGAGTTGCTCTTGCAAATCCTTTTTCTTAGAGCCAGAAGCGGTTTTAATCTCCGCGGTGAGCTTCTTATATGTTTCTGAAAACTTGAATTGCTCTGAAACTGCATAATAGTATGCGAAATCACGGAAAATAGCGTCACCGGCACCCAGTGTTCTAAACATAATATCCGCCGTTATACCAAATGTTCCCTGCAGTGCAGTAATTAACTGTTGTTTTTTACTGATTTTTCCAACTTCGTTGAGACGAAATCCAAATTTCGATGCAATTTCTTCGTTAGTCAAATCGTTTTTACCTATTGCTCTAGCAGCAAGTGTAGTCCACAGTTTAACAGTTTTGCCTAGGGATTTGAAAGAACTCCAGCCCAAGATGAATGCCGTGGGGTTGTCGTACGATTGTACCACGGTTCCATTCTTAATGATTCTCCATGCTTTTCCAACGCCTTTTGGCATGCCATATGAAACTCCGGACCACCAATCTTTCAGTGATTTTTTAGTTGTGGCCTCAGTTTTAACGCCAGTAACGATACCTTTGACTTTTGCCGGTATTGCACTTATAATCGAACTGAGCGGATCCACGGCGAGACCAGTTATGAATTTCACGAAGTTTGATACGATGTTTACCGAAGTCGACATCGGTGTCATCAAATTGCCTTTTACCAAACTAGCAAATGTGTCAGTAACCGATGTGGGATCTTCATATTTTGCACGAAAATTCACTAGGTTTTCGATAGCCTTCTGATAATCGTTGTACATCTTTTGGTTGTACTCCAAATTGGTCATATTCTTATCGAACTTAGAAATACCATACGGATCAGCCTCTGCGGCCTGTTTGCTTGTTTTGTACTGATCTTTCAGTTTATCCACTTCGATAGCCAGCGTTTCAATCTTTTTCTTAGCATCGTCTGGAAGTGTCAGTCCCTTTTTCTCCATTCGTCTGAACATTGCTCTGGCGTTGGTCAAGAAACTGTCTTTGGTCAACATTCTGAAAAGCTGTAACATATTGCCCACAACACTGCCCATTTTCAATATTCGAGCGTATGCTTCTCGAATTGCCTCCGGATCAGCGTTTGTTTGTTTTGCTTTTATTAAGTCTTGGATTTCTTTGTACAAAATAACATCGCCGCTTGCCATTGTATCTTCTAATGTCTGAAGCATTACAGGATAGTCCATGGGATCGATATTATCCAGCTCGTCAATCAGTGCCTTTTGGTCACGAATTGTCCTCATTGCTTCAACTTCGTTTTCAAATACATCAGCCTCTTCTTTGAACAAACCGCCGGCTTGTTGTTTTTCGATATTGGCTCTTTGGCGAAGTGCGAAGTAATCTTGCAAATCAACCGGATCAAAACCATTTTTGAGAAGTGCTGCGTAAAGTTCTTCGTCAGTTATTCCTTTGAACTCAGGATTGTTTTTGATTCCATCGATAAATCCTGCAATGTCCATCATAATATCCTGACCTGGTGCAACGCCTGATTTCGGTTGTGCTGTAGTTTTAGCTTCGCCCAACATCGCGTCGTAAATGCGGCGCATGGGTTCGCTCAGAGTGACATCAATTTCGCTTCCTGCGATTGAGCCGTAAATGTAAAGCATCCATTTTTTGAAGTCGTTGAAAATCTTTTGGAGTTTGGAACTCGGTGCCATGCCGGTAGCTAGGTATTTTTCAAAGCCGCGAGCAAAGTGCTCCGATGTCTGTCTAGTCCAAACATCATGACCAACTGCATCCAGGAACGCTTGCCTTTCGTCGGCAGTTAAAAACTTTTCGCGTACATGCGCCAATTCATGCATAGCTGTTGAAATGTTCGGGTTGGACAAAGCAAACATGATTGTTTTACCGGTGTCCATATTTACTGTGGCCCCAGCTGCTCCTGCTGCATCTCTTTGGAACATGGCCATACCTTCGGCAACTTTATTCTTTGCCTCTGTGTTCAGAGCAATAGTCAGAAAATCTGGGTTCGGCACGAAGAATTTCAATCTTTCCTTTGCGTAAAAGGCATCTTTTATTTTGTCAAATTCTGCTTCTACTTCCTTAACAGATTTTCCTGTAACATCTACATTGGCTTCTTTTTTTATGGCGTTTACTATTGTATCCAATCCAACAGCAGAAACATAATCATTAAAATCACCAAGTTGATTCATGTAATTGAAAAGAGGCTGAATCTCCGGATTCAGCTGATCAACTGTGGGCACATAGCGTGCTAATCTAGTCCTGGTAACTTCAAATCCAAGTTGTTTTTGCAATGCTCCGATTTGCTTAGGAACAATGACATTGTAATAATTATTGATACCAGACACTTTTCCAGAGAACGCAGTATCTAGTTCAGAATCAGTCGGAGTCATCTGCAATACAGACGGGCCGATTAACGCAGGATCAGTGAGTACGATTTTAGATACACCTTTGTCTGACGCAACACTCATTAACTGCTTCAATACAGTATTGGTAAATGCGTCAGTAGAAGGAACGGGAGTAGTCTTTCTACTTTCTGCCATGACCTTATCTACAACTGCTTTATAATCAGCCTTGATTTGATCGGGTAGAGTCGGAAATAACTTCTTTTCGAAATGGTTAATCACCTCTTCAATCATATTATCAGGATCATTTGCTAAATCATTATAATAATCCTGTAGTGCATCTATTTCATTCTGTGAAGCTCCGCTATCAATCCGCGCCTGGATTTCTTCATCTGCTATTTTGTCAAATATTTCACCAATCGTTCTGAATTTACCATATGGTTGCTCTTTGAGAATGAATTCATATTTTGCCTTTCCGCCTCTGTTTCTTAAATCTTGCGTTTGATCTGATTGTATTTCATGTACATACAATACTGTATCTCCAAATTCGTCAATAGCAATTTCTGTTCTCGCGTGAGCCAATATGTAATTTGGATTGTGAGTCCAGTGCTTTCTATTGAAATTCTCTTGAATAAAGCTGTTTCTTTGATCTACTAAATCAGATAATTTCGCTTCAATGCTATTGGGATCCATCACTCCATATTCCGTGCGTTGTGGATCGGTAGTTTCGGCTAATTTTTGCAGAAGTTCGTTAATTTTTCCATTAATGTCTTTGATATAAGGATGACTGGAAATTGGGATTGTTAATAAATGTTCTTCATATGTATCTGGCAATGCCGCGCCCTGAAGATTGCCGCGGTATTGACCATAATCTTCAGCTTCATCTTTTCTATCTAGTTCGCCTTTCATTTCGACATATATCTTGACGAAATCTTTGAGAGACGATTTTTGCTCAGCACTCAGTGGAACAAACCCTTTATCTTTTCCGACGATTTGCTGAATGTCGCCGATTGTCTTTTTCAGTGCGGCAAATTCTTTGGTACCTATGTACTTTTCATAAATTGCCAGTTCGGTTTCATCCACAGTAGCCAAGTCTACGAATTCGAAATTGCCATCTGTAAAGCTTACATAGATTCCGCCGATTTCGGGCAAAGGTTTGCCGGTCAAATCCATAGTTCTCAAATCCTGCCACCAAGCAGCTTGAACTCCCGATGCCGGTTTCCTTGTTGGGCTGATGTTGTTTACAATGTAAACATTTTCTACGATTCGAGCTTGTCTTTCTGAAAAAGCATCGTATGAAATCAATCTCGGTCGACTTGTAGCCCAGTCCATCAATTGTTGTCTGGTAACTTCTTCTCCTTCAATGCTGTTCAAAAATTCATCAATGCCCATGAATTCCAGTTCAGCCTTACGCGCTTCAAATCTGTCTTTTGCTAATTTTTGTTTGACATCCGATTTCTTTTCTTTTGGTTCTAACTGCGCGATGGCTACAGTAACATTGTTGTAAAATGCTGTTCCGATATTTCTGTGGTAAGCATTTCGCAACTCCATCATTTTCATTTGCTTTAGTTTGTCGTCAGCTATTTCCTTTGTACCTTTACCTTTTGTCCCTACTGTTGGATCCGCAAAAACTGAGGCCGCAGAACCTTTGAATAGTTCCGGAGCTTCTTGATACTTTTGGTACTTGAAATTAAATTCTCCCTCTGTCATCAAGCCACTATCCACAAGGTTTTTGCGGAGTTGTTCTTTGGTGAATTCGGAAACAGGCTTGTACGCATCGAAAATACCGTCCATGTAAGCATCGATGCCGGGGAACATTTGATAGTACATCTGCCTATTTGTAGTATCATCTGCAACGACATCCTCTTCGATTATCTCTCCTACTTTTCTACTGTCTAGTTCTCGGATAGTATCAACTTCATTGGCTATCCAATCCAACAATTGTCCTGCAGATTCTGCGTCGAAAGTCAAAGTTTCTGGGTTGCGACGAAGCGAGTAGAACTGACCATCTTCTGTAAAACCCTCATCTGTGCCATAATTCAATGCATCTTCAATAGATTCAATTATCCTGTTTATTTTCGAAAATTCTGAAATGAAACTAGTATAATTGAATGTACCACCATAGTATCTGCCTGCCTCAATAGTTGATTTCAATTCTTGTAAGCTTTCAACAACTTCCTTTGCCATCTTTTTCTCTTTCGCTGTAAAGTTGTTGTCTTGCTGATATGCTTCAAGTGCAGCAATGGCTGCATCAAAACTATTCATTATGTCTGTTTGATTGTCTTTGACATAATCTGTTGCCTCTGTAATTTGAGCCGGACCGGCAAATGCGCGAGCTACATTTGGATCAAACTCATACGCAAATTGTTCATCCATAATTTGCGAATCAGTAAGTTCTGCCAACCTTAAAGCAACATTCAAAAACGCATTCATGTCTTCGCCACTTTCCCTCATTTTCGTAAGGTGGTCAGACACTTTGTTTTTGAATTCTACTACTTCCTGATTCGAAAGACCATATGCAATAGCCAATCTATCAATCGCTGTGCTCTTGGTCAGATTTGTCACATTGCTGTGATACAGAATTTTTGCAATGTCTGAAAACAAACTACGGTACTGAGAGAATTGGAAAATTGCCTTGTCTGTATAGAAATCCAAAATGTCAGTAACCATGTTGGCCTGGGCAGCTGTCAATTTGTTATTGGCCTGTAATTCTTTGGCTGCAGTTCTGATTGCTGTGGGCGATACAAAGCGACTCGAAGGCGGAGGAGTGTACTCGTTTTCGAGGAACTGTGCACCTTTACGCATTGCGCGAGTAATACCGGCTTGCAGCTCGTTGGGGTTCTTCATTGTAGCCAAATTGATAACTACATCGCCTGGACGCTTTCCTTCCTTGCCCGGTTGTGTTGACGAATAAGCGTAGTTGGGAACAAATCTGAAAGCTGGGGTTCCAGGTTCATCCACAAATCTTACAGTGGCCAACTGCATATCAGGATAGGTCCTGTAGAAATCTTCATCCTGCATCAACTCTGACAAACTGAATATCAATTTCTCAGTCTTGAATTCTTCGGAACGAGGGGTTCTACCGAGTATGCGAGAATAGACACGCTTGACTTTCTGATTGAAAGTCATTTCTGTTTCTCTGCGAGACTTAACCGCTTCGTATACAGCTTCAATGATATCTGTAAATTTCTGTGTGTACTCGTCTCCCTTACCCATGACGCTTCCGGTGTAAACCGGATTACCATCGACATCGAAAGAAACGCCAGTCATAAGCTGAATGCGTGCAGGATCCATGTTCTTGTCACGCAGTTCCATTGCTTTGTTGACATCAGCTGCGATTTGTTCTGGAGACAAGTTGTTCTGGAAGAACGGTACCAAACCTGGGTTCGTGTTGAGCCACTTGTTGAACTCTTCTTGAGTCATCTTCTTGACTTCAATCATGTTCTTCATGTACTCGTCCAGAGTCATTCCAATTCGCTGTGCGTTTGACTCGAACATTCTTACCGCTAAATCGGCGTATGCTTTGCGCTGAGTTTTGAGCCAGCGTTGTTTAAATGGGTTTTTGGTTTTGAGGCCCCAGATGTTTGACGCTTGTCTGTTCAGTTCCTTCTTCCACTTTGTCCTTACTGCATCATTGAGTTTTCTTCTTTCAACTGCTTCGTTGAATTTGGGTGCATCCACAGAAGATTCAGCCTTTTGTTTGGCTTCGTTTTGAATCTGGTCTGGAGTTTTGTTTTCAGTATCAATTCCTAAATTCTTCAGATAATCTTCAGCAGTGATTTCATTTCCGAGAAAACGGATTCCATCCACTTGCTCTACATCTACACCTTGTCCTGTATCCGCCAGCAGTCCAGCAATTTCGTTTCTTCTCGTTTGCTCTTTTGCTACATCAGCAGCCTGCTTGTCCATGTCGGTTTTTCTCATCTTGGTTGTGATGGTAGCCATCGGAGTAACAAGAGAGAATTTTTCAGTTTGGTTAAATGATGAGGCCCCAGTATATTTTACAGCAACAAAATTGTTGAAATCTTTTCTTAAATCTTGGAAAGATTGTATCGCTTGTGTGTCATTTCCAAACAATTCCTTGATTTTGCTTGTTTTATTCAACAAAAGGTTAGCCACTAGGTTATCTACAGCATCCTCTTGCGTCAATGTTCCATCGTCCACAAACTTCTTGTATGTATCCGCGAACAAGCGCGAACGACTCACCGCTGCTCTGAATTTGTCCAAGTTATTGGGCTTTCTTTGCATAATGTCGGTGCCGGTATTCGGATCAACACCGGTTTTTGTGAACAGTGTGCTATCGAAATCGTACAACAAAGGCGCGATGTAGTCGGCTACCTTGGCATACTTCTTACGCACATTGTTGGTTATCATTGCTTTGCCGCCAGAAATGAATGACGACAAGTTGACTTTTATTTTGGAACCAATTCCCTTGGATAGCGCAGTGATTACTTTTTTGGCCGGCGCGGAACCTTCGTCCACATTGTCTGCTTTGCCGGTAAACAATGCGATTGTCTGCTTTGCGTTTTGTGCAAACTTGCTTTGATATTCTGTGCTTGCAGAAGCCGATGCTTTGTCAGTTCGCTCCTTCTTTCTGCGTCCACTCTCATTCTGCGTTGTTTGATAAAGAACTTTTCCTTCTGCGTCGTTTTTCTTTTCTTGGACTTCGCTGATGCCTAAGTTTTTACGGGCTATGGTCTCAGCCTTGTCTCTTGCTACTATGCCGTTCTCTTGAGATTTGGTCTCTACAAAGTCTCTGGTTTTGTCGTTTAGAACTACGAATTCGTCGGTCGTAGATGTGAGGCCCCGTGCTTCAAGTTTGCCGGTTTCCGCGTTGTATCGGTAAACTACTTTGTTGTCTACAACTCCATCTTTTCCAGCCACATAAAACTCTTCCCCGATATTTCCGGTACGCTTCTCAACAACGACTTCATTGTTACCAACAGAACCACTCGCACCATCGGTGGTACTCGCACGAAGGTTGTTCGGTACATCCGGTTCTGTCATGTTCACAGTATAATCAACCGGAATAGTGTTCGGTGAAGTAGTCTGATTGATGTTAATGGGAGCAGCTGCTGCAGTTATACCTGATGGCATATTTTCATCCCAATTGCTGTTCTTGATGGTTCTGTCGAGCAAATCCAGAATTTCCTGGTCGGTCTCAGATGGTTCGCCGCCATAAACATTGTCTATGTGCTGCTGGAATGCCTGTCTAGTACCAAATACAATTTTTAAGTTTTCAAGGTTTGCAGCGGAAAATGTAAAACACATGATAGCCGTTGCTCTCAGGTTAAGTAGCCTTTCGTCTTCGGTAGTTCCAAATGCATTCTTGGCCGCATCAACAAAATCAAATCCGTTTTGCTTTGCGTACTGCCAGGTGTTAGAAAATGCTTCTTCTGTGAACGCTGCTGCTCCACCGGAAACAATTCTTCCTGCGGTGTAAAACAACTGCGCTATTTTGCTAGTGCCAATTATTTTTCCAACTGGCAAAATTCCTGTAGTTTTATCGTATAGACCAGATCCAATAGCTTCGGCAACACCCATTCCCCCTTCTTGTCCTGCTACTTCGTATGAAAAAAATGGTACACCTACTTTGGTGACTGCTTTTTCAACGGCATTAAATACACCGATTCCAGTTTTACCATAACGATCACCCATGTACGAACGGATGAGCATTGCATTTTGACCTGTGAAAATGTCTTTTGCTGCCTTTGTTACTCCTTTGGTAGATAGTGCAATCAGTGCCGCGGCTTTTAGTGACTCCAATATCCCTTCTCCGATCATTGCGCTTTCTTGTGCCTGTTCTACTCTATCTCTCACGCTTTGTGGAACATACATACCATTGTTAGTAAAGAAGTTAACTGCAGATTGCAATTCCTCGTGGGGAGTCAAAAATGTTTCTTCTGATATGGCACTCTTAATTTGTTTTGCAGCAGCAGAAGTAAAATTGCCAAATATTCCTTGAGTGTCGTTTTTGAAAGTATCTACATTCAAGTAGATTATTTTATTAATTGCTTTAAGTTGTGCTTCGGTTTCAGCAATCATTTTATTTCTTTGAATTTCTCGGTACAATTGTGCCTTAGAAACAATCTTTCCGTCTCGTATTTCATCTTCAATTGAAATGGCAAACATTCGCGCTGCTTTGTTCAAAAATGACCTGTTCGCTTCAATTTCTGAATCAACTTGTTCCTCAGACAAATTCAACGGAACTTTAGAATCTACTGGCATTTTCTTATACCAATCTAAAAGTGCATACAATGTATTACGCTTGTCTTTCAATGTACCTAAGTCAGTCTTTTTCTCCTTTGCTAAAGTTTTATCGTAAGTGGTTTTGGCCAATGTTTGAGCTTCGCCGTCGAGTCTACTTCCTGTTTCGCTGAAAAACTCTACAGGTTGCAAATCCAAACGCTTTTTTATTTCTGCAATTTGCAACTGCAACTTTTGTACTTTCTGGAGTTGGTCTGGCTTCAGTCTCGGTAAAGGAGCTTTGAAGTCTCTATCTGCTGTTGCGTAAATTTCACGAACTTGGTCGTACAAATCAGCGATTGTTCTTTCATCCGGTGTCAAATCGCTTAATGCACGATTTTCCATTTCAACATCGTAGTTGAAAATTGTCTTGCCGGTTTCCGGATCCACATAGGAACCTTTGTTTAACTTGTCGCCTTGGTATTGCTTTTGGACTATTGAGTTGATATACTTCTTCTTGTAGTAATCAAGTCTCTCGTCAAGCATACCTCTATCGCCCAACCCTGTAGCAGCCAGTCGCTTTTCGAGTTCGGTGTAGTTCAAATCAAGTTTGCTCCCTGCAAAATCGGGATCATTTATCGTGTAGCTGAAAGCATTTCCTAATTCGTTTTCGTACACAATTCTGCCCAAGTCTTCCTCGGTAAGTCCTGCGACTGTTGTTTTGCTTCCGTCATTTACTGTGGCGTTCTGGCCGAGGAAGTTTTTGGCCACGGTGTCATCGGCTTTTGCTTCGACTAGTCGCTTGTTTTCTTCTAGGTTTGCAACTACTGCGCCGAACTGAGCGAAGTCGCTCACAAATACATTACTACCTTCTAGTATTTTTTGTGCGCTCTCGAAGCCGCCATTCTTGATTTGTGCTTTGTACTTGATACCATACGCATCGCGGTTAATTGGATCCATAAGGTATTTGTAGTAGTCTTCGTAATTGTCAATTGTGTCTCCGTTAGCAGTTTTGTTCAGTCCCTTTTCTACAACTAGGTCGAACTGCTGTTTGGCCTGGTACTGTCTCTGCAGTATGTTGTTTTGAACTGCAGCGTCGCTTGGGAGCATTGGATTAAACTCAGGGCGGTAGCCAAGTTCTCCAGGGGCTATGGGTTTCCTTCCGAATAGCGGATCGAAAATAGTTCCTACCCCTAGACCAGTGAATGCACTATACGATGTTTTGAATTTCTCTTTGTCGGAAGATGAGAGGCCCCCGGCCAAAACATTTCTGAAATCATCTTCGGTTCGAATCGACTTGCCAAAATATTGGTCGATTTGAGAGCCAAAAGTCATGTAAAAATTGTGTATGTTGTTTTTATCTGACAGGTATGTATCAAGTTCTTCAGCAGACTTGATTGTACTACCCATGCCCAAATCAATTACATTGTTTTTGTTCTTCAGCGTTGTGAACAAATTTTCAATGTTCATGTAGGGATTCGACTTAGCTATTTCATCGAGTTCTTTTTTTCTGTCTTCTATCGCTTTGTCTTCTGCCTCCTGTTCTTTTGTCGCTTTTGCTAAACCAGCTTTGAGTTCGGTTTCTAAGGTTTTGAATTTCTCTTGAACTTTTTTTACTGTTGCCTCGTCAAATTTTGCTCCTGTTTCGGGTGCTTTTTTTATGAAGGTTTCTCCTTCTTTAAATTTTATTGTTGGCGCAATTCCAGTTTGAACTTTAGCTGCTTCTGTCCAATCGACTCCCCCAGTTGTAGGTGTTACTTTTGGTTTCACAGGACCACCATTGCCGGTAGGCGTTTCGTATGATTTTTTTAACTGTGCAACGACACCCCAATCTTCGTTTTCTTTTGCTTTTCCTAAGAAACCTGTATTGATTTTAGCCTCTTCCTTTTTAGGCTGGGAACTCAGTTTTTTATCTTCTGGCATAGTACAAATATACTACGCAAAAAGATAAATTCATAAATCGGGTTTTACTTCTTAATGTCGTTTGAATCCACCACTCGCTTCATCAAATTCTGATAGGTTTGCGTCCAACTTGCTTTTTCAGTTGGATCTAATTTTTGATTTAAGAATAAAGCATTCAAAATATTAGAACCTTCTAGATTATTTCCTTGTCTTTGTTGTGGGGTGATTATCATTCTAGTTTTTCCATCCACAACTGTTGGGTTGAATACCGGTATCCAGTAAGATTCTTGCCCAACAGATGCATATCCTGCCATTGCTACATCTGGGTAAGCACTTGCCGATGCCCATGGTAAATACATTGGCTTGTTACCAGCAGCGATGGCTGCATCTAATTGTGTTTTATTCAGTGGTCTATACGCACCAATATCTGTATCGTAACCACTCGGCAAAACATACAATCGTGACACTTTCAATTTCAATGCTCCAGATTGAGTAGGACCGAAGGCTCCTTTCAAGTTGTTTTGTCTTATTACGCCGATGTTTTTGCTATAATCTATGTCTGTTCCATCGGGATCTTTAGACAATACTGCGGATGCCTTTGCTACATTTGATGTACCTCCGTAGTTAATAGGTTCGTTTTGTGCAATCTGAAACTTAGTCGGCGCAACCTGGGCTCCTCCGCCAACATACACTGATGTTCTCAAACCAACATAGGTTTGTTTTGATTCGTCATAATTGGGGATATTAGGAACAACATAATCTTTGTAAAACCCATCATACAATTGCTGTGGTGATTGGTTCATTACTGTGTCATCGCCTTGATCAAATTTCAATGCACGATACTGTTTCTGTGCAGTAGGGTTATTGCTAAAATACTTCCAACCCAAATCATAGGCCGTTTCGATTTCGCCTGGATCCGAGCCGACAAGTTGGCGCATCGTTCCTTTCATTTTGGCCAGTTCCGCTTTATCCGCCGGTATAGTGTACCGCTTGTATTCTCTAGCGATATTTCCTTCTGTTGTTTTTTCCAGATTCAAAACATTCGCTTTGTCTTTAGTCAAAATCGTTTTTTGCATCACTTGGTCAAAGGGTATTGCATCTTCTTGAAATGCTGTAATCATACCCGTTGTTGGATCGGCGGTAACATAGCCCGTCAAGAATATATCTTTGTTTTCTTGGATTTTATTTAGAAGATCCTCTTCATTTTTAGCTTGATTTATCAGATTTCTTGCCTTTATTACTGAGTTAGGTACGAATTTACCAACAGTTCTTCCCAAATCGGCGTAGTTTTCTAAGGCTTTAAGTGACTCACTCCTAGCAACATACTTGTTTGTTTCAGCGTCCCAATTCGCATATCTCTCAAACGCACTATTCATCGCACCAGGATCTCTACTCAAAATATCTCTCGATGCGTTGTTGTAAAAATCAATGGTCATGTCTTTCACTGGATCTTCGTAAATCCTGTGATACTTCTTTTTATCGACTGATACTCTGTTGCGAAGATTGCGAAGTTCTTCTTGAGCCTCTTTGGCATACTCGTCCTTTTGTGGTGTTGGAGCGGTATACCTTGGAAATCTGCCTGTTGCTCCTATTGCTGCGCCTAATGAAAATTCTGCCATGTTATGCTACTTGTTGTGCTCCGCCAAAGAGCAATGCACCTCTGGCGATGTTTTCTGTTCCTGTCTTTATCGCCTGACCAGCAGCTTGTTCTGCTAACATGCGATACTCACGCTCTGATGCTATTTGTCTGAGGCCCAAGGCACTGAGTGCTGAGTTTACTCTTTCCATGCCGGCTAGCGCACCTTGACGAGCCTGGATATCAGCCTGTGTAATTCCTTGCTCTGCTTGTATATTACTCAAACTCGCAACTCGTCCGGCGAATTGCGATGCCTGGGGCGAACCCTGAGAAATATTTCTCATGGCCGATGCCTGCTGTGCTGCCAAGTTACTGCGATAGATATTTTCTCTTTCGGTACCTAGTCCTCTTTCATACATCTGTTGGTACAGATTCCTAGACTCCACCAACGGTGCTGCAGCTTGTCTAAAACTTGGAAACGGTAATCTCTTTGCCTTTCGTGCTTGATTTAATCCGACGGCCAATTGTACCAGTCCCATTCCTGCTGCCGTAACTCCGCCAACAGTAGCCAGCGGATCCATAGAATCTTTAGGGGTATCATAATAAATCGGCTGAAACTGAGGACCGGTAAGAGTCATGCCTTGTAACGGCGGCTGCATGCTAGTGATTGGTTTAGCTATTCCAAATGGTTTTATATCTTCGTTTGCCATGTTATCCTCCGTATGTTCCTCCTGATAAAATCTGAGCCCCTGCCATCAAATTTTCCGAACCGGTTTTGATTGCAGCTCCTGCTGCCTGTTCAGCTGCCATTTTATACTGACGCTGTGCAGCAATATCCTGTTGCATGATTCCTGAGATTTCGGCTTTTGCTCTTACGATTCCCGGAACCTGTGCTTCTTTAAATGATTGATTCATTAGAGCTAGTTCTCTTTCAGCATTTGCTTTTTCCAGTCCCATGACACGACCATAGTATGAACCCATTTGGGGTGCGTTTTCCACAATGTTTCGATAATTCTTAATTGTCTGTGCTCCGATGTTAGCGCGAAACTGATCCATTCTTTCTTGGCCCAAACCCTTTTGAAAGTTTTCTTGATACAGTCGTGCGTTTTCTGAAGCATATTGTAATCCTTCACGAAAACTTGGAAACGGCAACTGTCTTGCTTTTCTGAGTTGTCCTAGTCCGGTTGCCAACTGAACAATGCCGCCAATCGTAGCAGTGGCACCGCCTACAGCTTTGCCGCCAATCTGGCTTAACATCGTCATTGTAATTGGATCCATACTTCTACAAAGTTAACTGATTATCACTTATTATACAATCGAGGATTAGCTCGAAACTTCACCACATAATTGAGTAGTTTCTGAAACACCCCAGCCTCAAATTTCAGCTTGATTTTCAGATACTTGCCCCACAAGCGACTTGTATCTCCACTATTCGAACCGGTAGATGTAGAATCGTTCTTCACCGGCGCGTAGTAGAAATCTTCAAGTTCTTCAAATTCAACATCATCCAAATACGAAATATGATCACGAGTTCCAAAATCCATTCGTTTTGGAGTAGTGTGTGTCACTGCCTGTACTGCTTCGTATGTCTTGGATAAATTGGGATCGTAATTTACAACACCTTCAATAAATCCATCATACCCAGCACCATAAAAAGTATTGTACTGACCAGTATTTTGAACATATATCTTATTCTGTTCGTTTGGTTTTGTCGTGTAAAATGTATTGGTACGACTTGTCAATATATTCGGCCACATACTCAACTTTGAGATAAAGCCATTCTTTACTTCATCGTACACCAATGTAAAGTAGCTGTAGTATTGAGGGTGACTTTCCGGTGTCAACTGCTCCCAGTATGTTTGCCACAACGGGCCGATTCCGGGTATGTCGTTACCACTCGATATATGTGAAAACTTGCATCTGTATACATAGCTCATGCCATTGACATGTCTTGGTGCTATGCCGGTGTTGCCAGGGTAGATAGTACTGTCTTTATCCCCTAAGAAATTGTTGATAACCAAGTTGCCTACAATGTAAGAAGTGCTCAGAGTGTGCTGTTGCAAAGTCGGATCAATTCCTTTGAATGTAAATAAAGCCTCGTAGAATTGTCCGTTGAACCCTGCTGCTATCCCGTATCCGGTTATGGCCTGAGCCCCCAGGTTAACCCACTTTGCGTTGTTTAGCAAAAACGAAATCATGCCCTTGTCGGATATCACTCGCACACCATCGCCAGACAGTCGAACTACTTTTCTTACTTCTGCGTTGTACCAGTAAAGGCTTTCATCTCCACTGAATGTTTGGCCCTTGACAACCGCAAACTTGTCCGTTGCGCCGAACTGACTTAGCTGCGGTCCAGGAATCTTCAAAACATCTCCACTACCCAGAACGATGTCCACTCCGCCGGACGCTGTAAATAACTGTCCTTCATTGATAAACTGACGACGAATAGAATAAGGCTGAAGTGTATACAAACTTCCATTGATGACTTCCATCTCATTGATGGCACCTTGGTTTGTGTCTAAGTCAACAACATCTATCGGCTTGAAGACACGGTAATTGTCTTTCTGGGAACCCGTCGTCTTGACCTGAGACCACCGGATAGATGCCGGCCTCTTTCCGTCCCAATCATTATCCGGATCATAACCGTTTTCAAGAATTGTGTTGTCAATGAGATTGTATTGAGAATCATAGTTGTTCTGATTGTCGATTTCGGGCCATTGTTCGAGCCAGTTGAATAGTCCTGTTGCAATGTTTCCGACTGGGTATATCACACTTGCCGGCGTTGACCAGTCTCGGATGACGGTGTTTCCAAGATATGTTCCTTTTGAAAATTTGTCTAGGTATTGGGGGTAAATGTATCCTGTTCCAGCCTGTGCTCCATCGTAATCAATCTTGTAAAACATTTGACTATTGACAGTATTTTGCGAATAAAAAGAATACCCTTGACCGAATCCTTCTACCTCTAAAGGAGATGTGGTAACTTCGTGGTATGTAGTCGATCTAGCTTTTATATGAGTCTTTTGTGTAAATACATCTCCGCCAAAAATGTCATCTATTAAAATACCTCTATCAGAACTACTAAGGACACGCATGTGTCCTGTTGATTCGTAGATGGTTTCATTTTTATTTTTGCTGTACTTTTGGTTTGCTCCTTTGTCTCTGAAGATTTGAGCATATACGCACCCTTCTTTCGCAAATGTGCCAGAACCGGTTGGAAATAATCCAACAGCTCCTAGAATCGTACTCAGTTTAGTGGATAATTTGAAAACATGGCACTCTTTACCGTTGCTGAAAAAGGGGTTTACACCGGCTACAACAGTTCCTTCTGGTGGAACACTCAAGCCGTTTTTTACTTTATTGACACCGCTCCATCCCTGAGTAACTTCTCCTGTTGTGAATTTTCTGGATTCTTCAATTGTAAAATCGGTATACGACAACAATGTCGAACTAAAATAGCCCGTAAACTCTTGTTGTACCGATTCGTAGTCTCCTCTGTTGAAGCCTTGTATAGTGTACTCGTCATATGGTACCGGTACACTTAAAACTTTAATTTTATCTCCTGATGTATAAGTATAGTCAGTATTGTTAAAATAATAGTCCGGGGAATAAAAATATCCATATTCCGATTTATCTTGATCAGAAAGCACCACGCTCGTAGGGCCTCCACTTAATAAATTCTTACGACAAAAAGAAGCAGGATATGTAGAAAATGTAAAAGCAGCGAACGGCAAATCTTTATGATAAGGAATGATATTCGTTGTTGTATTTAATTCTCTGACTCCAGAAATCATCAAACCCGTTGCTAGTACCTCCGGAACACGATCGGCTCGCACAATTCGATATGCCTTGATGAGTTTCCACAATGGAGTTCCATTGACAGAGTAAGAAAGATCGATGTTTCCAAACTTTGGGTGCAAAATGTTTACATTGTTTGAGTCCAAGTCTGTAAAATTCGTCGTCGTGATGTTATTGGCTGTTCTCCTATTCGGCAGCGTCACATTGTTTGATTGCAAGTCAAAACGAATGTCATCGAGCCAATAAGCGTTACTCCATTTGCCGGTGTTTCTCCATTGTACCTGTATACCGAAACGGTATGTGTCGTTCATCATGTAGCCAGCGTATCGATTGACATTGTTTGGATCCTGATATTCTCCAAATCTATATGTGGGATAAGAGTTTTTCATATCCAACACGCCAAATCTGTTTCCTCTCCATACGCTTGGTATCTGCTTGATTTCTAGCGTGTGTGTGATTGATGATGCCCATGTTGTCAAATCACGATCGACTTGCTCATCAAAGTTCGAAATGAAAAGACGATTCGACACGATTTTCATGTTCTTCGCCTTTGTCACTTTTGCGGTTAAAGCCAGAAGCTCGCCTGGAGAAATCTGGATATTATCCTCGCCGTTTCCTGTATGGTATACTTCAAGTTCACTTTCGTCTCCTATGTTATATCTACGAATGAGTTTTGCACTGTAAGTTTCCCCGTCATATTCAATAGCCACAAGTTCGAAATAAGCAAACTGGCCGCTGGGGATATTTGATAATTTCAGTTTGACTGCCCGGTTCGTAATAGTACCTGGCGCGTCTCCTAGTATTTCGCTTGGCGTTGATGTTTCGGCTGAGTAAATGTTTACTGGATTTGTCGGATACATGTAGTCGGTGCCAACGAAATCATCTGTTAAGAATCGGCCACTGTACCTTTTGTTTCCGCAAGTCAATGCACCACCGCCTTGAATAACTTCAACGAATTCCAACTTGGCCGCTGGATTCTCTACGAACAATGAGGTTTCAGAATCAACATCGCTGTAATCAATCGTTCCGCCGTTTATTGTGAGAACATTGTCCTGAGAGTACGGATAAGGTATGCTCAGAGTTCTTGGCTTGTTGAAGTCATCTGTCCAATAGACATTTACATCCTGGCCGCGCTTTTCTATTGTAGCCTGGATACGATGTGACTTGTCGAAACCTAATAACTTAGATCGCAGAATCCGAGTGTAAGTATAAGCATTTGTGCTATCGTTGTACTCTACTACTCCAATTTCGCTTATGCTTCTTGTCGGAGTCCCCGAAACAATTCTTCCGGTACACGAAAAGACAATCGTATCGGTTCCAACACTTTCCATCCCGACAATCTGCAGTGGCTGAGTGTCATCGATAAATTCTGATACTTGAACGATCTTTTCGATGATATCTCGACTTCCTACTGTTGTAAGGTAGTTGCCGCTAGAATAAACAACGAAGTCATCATCAAGAGCTGTTGCTGGAGTTTTGATGATTTCAAAGTATCCCGTGAGAGCCGATGTACGAAACAATGCGCTAATTGTGAAGTTAGCACTGAGTATTCCGAACATAGCGATAACTGTGTTGTATAGTCCAACCAAGGTGACAGCTGATAACAACTGTGTTCCAGAGCCGCCCGATGTTAAATTTACTTTGTCTGCGACATTAAATGTAACAGAAGGCGAAGGACTCGTTACATAAGTTACTTTGGTATACAGTTCTACTATCGTGGGGGAAATAACTCGGATATAATAAAAGTTTGTATTTACCAATCCACCTATTACTGTAGCTGAAGATGAATACGAAACATATTCGCCATCGGTAAAGTTATGCGGAAATGTAGTTGTAATCCTGTCATTGACGACATCGACTGATGCTACTACTCCAACAGGGCCCAATGTTGACAAAGAAGCACTGTGTTGTGTAATGGTCGAAAAGCTTTGAAGATATACTGTGCCACTGTAATCTGCGCTGTTCGTATTGGGGCATTCAAGATACACTCTGAATTTCGCAACAGATGTAGTCGGATTCGGAATTGTAACTTTCAAATCGTTTCCAGTTACTGGCGTGATAGCCATCATATTCGAACCAGTGCTGTCTCGATGTCTGATATTCAGCGCATCTATGTAATTACCCTGGCTTACTACTTGTAAGTCAGAATCTGTGTCAAGTACGCCGTTCTGTAAAAGTCTTACCGATTGTGCCATAGTTAGAAGTTAGCAGCCCTCTGCAGCTGAAATTCGCGACGATAACTTTCCATAACTGAACCGTATCGGTCGAAGTGCCTACGGCTGTATTTCCAACCAATGTATGCCACTAACATTCTTTCCCATTCGGGTTTCAGATGCACTCTTCCTTCATTGTCGATAGGGAAGCCCTTGTATTCTACTTCGAATCTGGCTCCATCTGCAATGTTCAGTATGCTTTTGAAAATAATGTATTCGTTCTGAATTGCGAAATCGATGTCTTCGCAGTAGTATCCACCATCACAAAGTTTTACTCTCTTTACGCTCATTACACCTTCCGGTAGTTTAAGGCGTGAGTCCTCAGCTTCTAAAACCACATTGTAAAATCGTTGTACGCTCGCTGCTCTGAATGTCTTGAGAGCCTGATTGATGAGAACCTTGAACCACAGTGCATTTTCGCCGTAGTTCACTTGGAGTTCCTCTGAGGCCGCAGCTATTACATCTTCAATCTTCATTTATTACTGTGGTTTATTGGGAATTGTGTCTTGCGAATCAGAAATGTTATCAGGTACTCTGACCATTTTCCGCATTAAATCTGTACTGATTGCTTCAACGATGTCATTTTCCATGGCCGCGTCAATCGGATACTGATCGACATCTATCCGGTAGTTTGGTACTTTGGTAGGATCGTTAAATATTGCTCGTACCAAAAGATTTCTCAGTTTGGTATTTTTGTAAATGTTAATGTAACTGCTTCCGTCGTAATCTGCAATGTAATCCCAAACAATATCTTTCTCTTGCTGGAAAATCGAATGCATTGAAAGCGCACTGAAGTTAGTACGCAAACGAATGAAAGGCTTTTGTTGATTTATGTGGCCTACATAGATAAACCCGTCGTGTCTGTCATCCAATCGGATAACCGAAGGGCATGGGAAGCGAACCACATCGCAATCCACTTGTACATCGTCATCCATAAGTTCAACATTAAAAGCTTGCACACAAGCCTCGTTTATTCTGTCGGACATGGGTTGTTTCGAAGACAACGAAATGATCGATGCTCTGGCAGTATGTATTTTGCTTTCGATGTACGCATCATCATAGCGCACTTCATCAGTAGTGATACCGCCGTTTACATTTGAAATTATTCGCTGAGTTATTTCACGAAGAGTACTCATTAGGGATTCAATACAATATCTTGAGCGGAACTCGAACGCAATTCAGCGTCACGCACTTGGCCGGCATATGTAAACACACACTCGTCTACCAAACGATACAAGAACTTTTCAGTGTATGCTGTTATCTGTGTTCCTCCCGTAGCGGTAAAGATTTGCCCGTTGGCTACTGTTGGCTCTGCCATATAATCAACTTTGATTGATTGGGGTATCGGAAACAAAAATAGAGCCTTCGTATTTGCTGCACCTAGAACTCTGTTTTGAATTTGATACTTGGGGCTGTAGATTGTAGGAGTATGATATGTGTCAATTTTGCGATCCGATACATATGGTTTTGCTTCTCTTTCGATTACAATACGAACCGGTTCGCCGGTGTTAAATGCCAAGTTACTTGAAACAGTGAATGTGGTGCGTGTAACTTTTGTACAGGTACCCGTTGTTCCGGTAAAGTCTGAAATCGTATCTCCCTTTCTCACTGTGTGTCCTGGCGCAACGAATACATATACGAACGGGCCGGTTCCAGTAAATGTAACAGATGTAAATGACTGCAACTTGTGGAATGTCATTGCCAGCCTAAACAAATGCATGTAAGTTCTATTCAACCCCACTAAATCGTAGTACGGATTGCTTACTGGCTTTACTTCTTCCTTAATGATTAAGCTCCAAAGTTCATCGTAATCTTTTTGAATATCCAGATCACGATATACTTTTTCACAAAGCCTAAAGATCGTTTCTTCAATGATTCGATTGGCTTTGCCCGGATCGATATACGCGCTATATGCTTTATCGATTTTCTGCTGAAGAAGTGTATAAAACTGAGCCCCTGTCATTTAGTACAAATATACAAAATAACTACCAATAGCCGTTAATCCCAGATATTTTTACTTAGTCGCAACGATTTTACTGCTTCTTCTGTTCGCTCAATCAATTCGACAAGTTCATCTGCTGTGAACTTTTTTACCTGACGCGACAAAAAAACGATTTCGTCAGCTGTGCCTGGGCCATAGTTTTTATCTATGCGTTTGCCGTATTCGTACTGCATTCCGCTCATTCCGACATTGCATGCGTAGCACTGAGGAGCACAATTAGCCAAATGAAATCTTGTTGACATGAAACGCCGGCTTTGAAAGTGCCCATTTTGTATTTTTCTCCATGGCTCTACTCGATCGCAAGTAAAACAACGAACCATGCCGCGATTATCACAATGCAACAGTCTTACATACACCGAAAAAACAGTGTCTAACTTTTTAGTCAAAGTGGAAATACTGTATTTCTTTTTCTCTCGAACTTTGGCCTTTTGATCTTTTTTCTTTTGAATCTGTTGCTTTTTTAAACAAGTTATACACAACTTCTTAGTTTTGTTTGCATAAGGTCGTTTTTTATCGCAAGACGAGCAAATTGTTTCCTTAATAGGCAACTTTTCTTTTGGTGCTGTGAATCTTCTTCTTATTGTCATAGTACAAATTAAAAAACCCCTCCGAATCTCTCCGGAGGGGCAAACCATGAATTATCAACCAATCACTTGATCGACCAGTTCTTTTTTCCTTGCACGCTTTTCGGTCACGCTTCTCAGCTTGTCTTTTACCGTAGTGGTAATGTCTTTTGAACCGAAATCGTTAAGTTCCTTTGCCGGATCGCTGATGTGCTTGTCAGTTTCCGGTACAATGAAGCCATAGAAGAATTCTTTGTCGCTGTTGCACATGTCCACGACATCTCTTTCTTGAGAGCCGAGTGTGCGACCGCCGACACGGTAGTAGCCGTTTTCCAATGTGATGATTCCAAGCGAAATGGCTTTGTTTACATACACTTTCACTTTGCGATCGCTGTCAATCGCATTGTAGTAATGCTCAAATACATTTTTACGAGAAACAGCATCACCTGTCAGATTGGGGCCAATCAAACGACTCACGAGTTCTTTGTGAGTCATTCCTCTTGCGTCGATACCGAGTGCGAAAGCAAGGTCATGCTTTTCTTCGAATGAAAGACTCAGGCACTTCAAAGCCACATCCAAATTCTCATTCATCAGTTCGATTTCGTTTTCGACTACTTGATGTTGCAGAACCATTGTAAACAATGGGTTGATTGAGTTGGGGTTTTTATGGCCGGCACAAAATACAAGAGGGTGATTTGCGTAGAAGTCAACTACTGCCAACTCGTGTTTGTTTTCATCATCGTATTCCAAGGTGAATGTAGCACCATCAGAAAACAAAATGTCAAATTGACGCTGGCCGTCGAGTTCATCGAAATCGCTGATAACACGCTTACCATTTTCTACTATGTGGAGCTGTTTTCTGCTCACTTTATCATAGTAACCACCCTGGAGCGTGTAAGTTCCTTTGGGGGATTTTGCGGATAACAAGATTTTACGAATCATATTTTATTTGGCGAATATAGGTTGCATTGTTTGAATAAAAAAGGGGAGAGACGAATCTCTCCCCTTTAAGAACCAGATTACAGATTGTAAGCAGCTGGCGAAGTGAACGGAGCAGCGATGAATGCGTCAATTGCGCTAATCAAAGCAGTCTGAGTTGTGTTAACCCAAACGGTTTGCTCGAACAGATTCGAACCAGCACCAGCGAAACCTGAGTTTGCGCTTTGCTTTACTTTGAATACATACTGAGTGTACAAGTTTCCAGCGATAGCTGAAGTGTAACCCAGAGCAGTCAGGTAAGAAGCCAAACCGTAAGGTTTGGTGAATGCTACAGTCTGAGCAATAGCCACAGTTCCAGCACCGCTGTTTACGATGTTGATGTTCTGAGGAATTGCAGTGTTTGAAGTCACAGTTACCAAGGTAGTTCCATCGGTCGCAACTACACCAAAGGCAGCTCCAATAGCGTTAATTGATGCGGTCAGACCGGCAGTAATCTCAGCTACAGTAGCAGTTCCATCTGATGTGAAAGATGCGGTGAAGGTTACCAGCTGAGGGCCGAAGTAGCCCCAATCAGACTCCTTGAACACGCTAATTGTTACACTGTAAACAGTGTTGTTAGCGGCAGTAGGAGTGATGGTCATGCTACGACTTGCACCAGCGGCACCGGCCTGCTTGGTTACAGTGTAAATAGCAGGAATTTCCATAGGTACATACCTAAGCGCGTCGATTGCGGTGATATCTACACCAACTTTGGTGAAGAACAGTTTACCCTGGTCAACAGCGAGGGTAGAAGCACCATTAAATACAGCAGTGTTTTGCATTGTTTGAATCTCCTTTTAAATTAAGCGATAAGTTCGATCAAGCCCATACGCTCAGAAGCGCAGTACAGACCGCAGTCAGACAAGATGTGGAAATCCACGCCGTCAACATCACTTGATGCAAGTGAACCGCTGAGACCATTTGCTAAAGCTTGCTTCACGCTTGAAGGATTGCTGTCCTGCAGACCGATAAGGCCGGGGACATAAGCAGCCAACAATTCGTCGCTGTTGAAGTGATACTTCTGCAAGGGAGAAAGGTTTCCGCTACCGTCAGCAGCAGGGATTGCAGTCAAATCAACAACATAGATAGAGTGAGACATGCGAGGCTTACCGGTTACGCTTGAAAGATCGCCTTTGAAAGCGTCGTCGTCCAACAGAGCCCAACGAACGAAATCGATCTTCATACCAGCATAGCTGTAAGTCATAACATTCAAACCTTCTACGCTAACGCCGCCCAAGGTGTTCTGGCTACCTCCGTACTGGATGTAAGGAGAAAGCAGAGTCTGCAGACGAGCCATAGCAGCAGTACCCATCAAGGCTACCAGGTTACGGCCATTTTCAGCACTCTTGCGAACCAGAGTTTCCAGGAAGTCGTTGAACTGAGCTTGAGTGAATTCGGTAGTCATGGGGAGGTAAGTACCACCATTGTTGATGATAGACCAACGCAGACCGCCGGTAGTGTAAGCTTCGCCTTGAGGACCAGCTACAACAGCACGCTCAGAGAAAGCGTATTTGAATTCCAGGCTCTTAGAGAACTTGCGGAGAGCCAGATCATCATAACTGCGGTACCAGAAGTCACCCTGCCACTTCACGAATGAAGCGTTACGGTCACGACGGGCTTGGCTTGAGCTTTCACGAGTGATTGCAGTGTAGGTGTAGTCAGTCTGAGGAACGATGCTCAGAGGACTTTTGCCGTTGCTGTAACGGTTGGCAGAAGAGTCAAACAGAACCTTTGCAATGCTTCCACTCAAGAAGTGAGTAGCAGTGCTCAAGGTAGTGCTTACACGCTTGATAACTACCAACTGTCCACCACCTGAAGGTTTGTCAACAACGATACCCTGTACCAAGTTAGCATCAGCAATGATGTCACCGATACGGAAGTTGCTGGCATCATCAAGAGTCAACAACAGGGCTTCGCCAGTAGCATAACCGGTAGGAACGGTAGGAGCAGCAGCAATACGAGAATATACGCTGAAGTTTCCAAGAGCACTGATTTCAATCTTAGGCTGATTGCTTGAGATTGAAGGAGCGAGCTTGGAAGTCAACTGCGTCAAAACATTGTACCCATAATCCTGGGCATAAACCATGGCCATTTTGTTTGGCAGGCTCAACCCCCGAAGGAGGAGCGATTGGCTTAAATCGAGATTGGTAATTGGACTTGCCATTTCTTATTTCATTATCGTTTTTTGGCGTTGAGGTAGTTCGAGAACGCATCACCAACATTCACACCATTCATTCCGGTGCTTATATTAGAAGGTCCTCGTCCATCAGACGGATTGGTTGTCGCCTCCAACACTTCTCTCCGTCCGCTATTTTTGGCCTTTGTCACATTTGTTCGGACTATATCTTTGCCATACAGTCTCCACAAAGCAAAATCGGCCAAGAGTTCGGCATCGATGGATCCGTCTTTTCGATTCAAGTTGATTTCCTTTGTCAAGAAGTTTTTGATTTTGGAGGACATTTCGTCCGTTACCGTAATACCATACATTTCTTTACCGGTCAACTCTTTCGACAGCGTTTCCACTTCTGTCTGGAACCTCGTCAGAGTTTGTTTCGCCTGGTCATTTGCCACTGCACTCTGCGTCGTCAGTCGTTTCAACTTGTCTTCGTTTTGTGCAATGAGCTGAGTGCGATACTCTGCGATGAGTTTTCTTTTTTGGAATATGCTCATGTTGTTGAACTCTTCAACGGCGTTGTTGTATTCGTCGCCATCAAATCCTTCAAGTTGTTTGAGCCCTATTTCTACAATTGCAGCATCGTCCAAAGCGGCATAATCTGGAACATCCAGATCCTTAACGAAATCTTTCAGCGACTTTCCAGACTTTTTGTATTCTCTGAGAAGTTTGATGTCTTCGTCTTCCTCTTCGGGCGCAACTGCTTTTGTTTCTTCTGGTTTTTGTTCTGCTGCCGGTGCATCGTCCATTTCATACCATGCTTTCGGCTCGTTTGGATTTAGATTTTCTTCATTTGATTTGTTTTCTTGAGTTTGAACTTCGGGTTTGTTTTCTGTTGGTGTTTCAACTTTGGGTGTTTCTTCTGTCGTAACGACTTTAGTTTCAGCCGGGGTTTCAACAACCGGTTGTGCTGATGCCGCAGGCTTATTTTCTTCAGTCTGCTTTTTCAGCTGTTCTTCGATTTGTTCGTACATATTTTGCAAAGTTAATGTTTTTATTCGATATTATACTGGGGCTTCAGCTCCGGCCATTGGTACCATGGTTCCTTCTTCTCCGGTTGGAGGTGCTGGCTGGTTCAATGCTTCTCCTTCTGGAGAGGGAGGAGCCGGCGCGGCTTCTGCCGCTCCGGGAGAAGATTTCACTACATCAGATGCTGTTTTCAGTTCTTGTCTGTAGTTGTTTCCTTCTTGTGCAATTTGTGCCTGTTGGATTTGTGCTTGCATCATTGCCTCTTGCTGAGCAGCCTGCATGATCTGCTGTCTTCTCATTTCTTCCTGACGCTGCATATCTTTCTTATCCATAGCGTACTCCAACTCATTGAGCAATTCGGTGTATGTTTTACTCGTTTCAATTTTGATGTAGTCGCGCATGTCGATAAGCTGATTCTGCATAGCGGCTTGGGCAATAGCAAGAAGTCTCTCTTTGGCCTGTTCGTCCAAGAAGTCTTTTACTTTGATGTAAACGCCAAAATCCTCAAACTTCACATCTTCAGTGATTTTTAGGAACTCGTATCCATTATCATCAAGCAAACCAACCTCTTCGTCTTTCAGAGCCAAAAGGGATATCTTATACTGATTGAGTGCGTATTGTAAATCCTTTTCAATGAACCGAATAAAGCCCTGATACAAATACGCTGTGCCAAGGTTTGACTGTGCAATTGAGCCGGCTTGAGTTTTGGCTCCGAGATAACCTTGCTGCTGCCCCATGGCGATTTTAGGAACATTGACAATCTCTTCCATGATACGCTCTTCCTCGTTTTTGAGATTTATAAGTTCGCGTACATTCGGATCCAAAGTCATATCTACTACCTCAACGATTCGGTTGGAATCATTGGGTTGGTAATCTTCACCAGTAGCATTTCCGTCGGTGATGTGTATTCCTATTCTTTCAAAATCATTTAATACTTCTTGTGAAGTTGCACTTCCAAGTTTGTGCTTGTTGAGAATGAATACTTTTCCTTTTGCTCTGTCAGTTGCTTTGGTGATTTCGTAATTCAGATAGTCGATTCTATCCTGGTGCTTGTGAAGCCTGGAAGCAATCGATCTGGTTTCCCCCATAACCATGTTTGGAAGGAACACAGTAATTGGCAACTCGACTTCGTTTTTATCGTCAAAATTCCGTACAATGTTATTGGTCTCACCCCAGTCTACAATGTACTTGTTGGCAATCAATGTTCCTTTGTAAACGGTTTTTGTCCAGTATGGCTGATTCTTTTTCTTTTTGCTTTTCGCAAAATGCTCATTTCCATACTGGTCCTTTGTTCTATCGTAAGGCAGTTCTTTGTAGCCAATCCAATAACCGGTTACGCATGCCATCTTGGGCACACCGTTGAAGTTGTACCACCAGCGCAATTGGTTTGATGAGATGTACTCTTCACCAAGCATTTTATCAATTGTCTGAGTATTAACGGTTTGTATCTCTTGGATTTCTTCTTCGGAAAGATATTGTATGAAATCTGGGTTTGAAAGAATTTCGCCGGGGGTTAACCAGTCTACTTTTCCAACGAATTGTGCGCGACTGTTGTAATCATCATCTACTGTATTGTCCCAAATCAAATTGTAGGGCAAAATGATTTCTTTGATCTGTCGGCCCTTTTTGATGTAGTTTTCGATTCCGATTACACCACCTAACAGGAGATACAAGAAAGCCTGTTTATATTTTTCGATGAACTTATTTCTGTAGAGAATATCCTGAGCTAGTCGTTGTGCAATTTCTTCCGAGTATTCCCGGTAATCGTATTGCATCCATCTTTGCAAATCTTCTTTTGATTCGAGTTGTTCGGTACCAGTTGGTGTGAATTCAACTCCTTTTTCGGACATGAGATCAGATACTTCCTTAAAGATAATTTTGGCCATAGCCAATTGATACATTTTGTTCTTCTTGGAAATCAAGGCTCTGGACATACCACGAACAGAAGGCTCAATGTTTTCAATCATTTTGATTGCACTACCAAGCATGAAGTCAACCATTGAGGTCAACTTTTGGCCATTGATCCATACATGGGGAAGTTTGCAGTTGTCTGCATCCTGAGTTACATAGTAGTAATCTCTGTTTTCTTGCTTACCAAGATAGTAGGTAAACATCCGGATCATTTCGTCAACTGGTTTATCTAGTTGTTGGGGTGTCCGATACCCCAGCTGATTCTGTTGTGTATTATATTTTTCCGCGATATACTGAATGTTCTCTTTGAACCACTGAGCATTTTTGGCACTCTCCGGTACAAACTGTTTCGGTTGGTCTTTAAGCGATATCATTTCAGCCAGATAGTAATTTGATACAAAGATATGAAATTGTTTCTATAATCCACAACCCCTCATCTGCACTCTTCAATTTTAGCCTTCAATTGAGTTTTGCTTATTTTGGTCATGTAGCATTCGCCCGAAGAGTAAAGAAGAGTAATTGGTTTTCCTGGGCGACTTCTGTAGTCTGGAAAGATGTGGTCAATCACATAAAAATCAGCCATGAAAGTAGGGCAATCGTAAATGTCGGTCAACCCTAAGTCTTCTAAAAATTCTTGATCTGCCTCACTTCTTTCTGGAGGGAGGGCAAAAACTTCTAAACTCAATGGTTTTCTCAACATTAATAAAAAAAAAGTTACTTCTTAGTAACTTACTATTTAGTTAGTTACTCGTTAGCTAATTACTCGTTAGCTAATCTTTCGATAATATCTGTTTGATGGGTATCCGGCATATGGTGCACTATCCCAGTTTTCACTGAGGTAGTCACCAAATGTCTAATGGAGGGAGGGTTCTGTTTGTCTGGGCCCCACCGACATATATCAATGCGTCGTGCTTGACCATTGACCGGGAATCCACTGTACGGAATATTGCACTTCCGCTTCAGTCCTACGGCTCATTCCTTTGTGCCACCGTTGCGCTTTGCTGAAATCCCGTGGTAACGCATTACATCGGAACGCCACCGTTATTTTTCCGTCCATTCCGACTCTGCAAATCTACAGCAAGAATTCAAAAATCAAAACGGAGACAACAAATTTTTTTTCTCCAGGTAGTCAATTTTGTAAAGTAAAATGTCTAAGTAGTTGATATTGAATGTAAAACCGAGCAGCATAGCATAACGAAAAATATTTCTGTCGCCATAATCTTCCGGGTTTTGGAATTTGAACTGAGCCAGTTGATAATCGAAGACACCGGTTTTTTCGTAAATAGCATTGGTCAGTGTCGCATTGTTCAATTTGTGTTTACGAACTAGGTACTCGTAATTGTAATGGACATTTTCCGCCAGTTTCAAAAGTCTCTTGTTCTGGCAAGTTTTGAAGTAGGCTTTCTTTAACCGATTGATTTTGATGTTCTCGGCACCGGAAAATGTCTCAGTGGCCTTGATCTCAGCAACCATTTTATCAATTTCTTCTTCGGAAATTTGTTTGTTTAACATTTTTGCTTTTATATTTGCAGTCTACTTGCAAAGGTAAGGATACTCAAAAAACTAACCACTAAAAATCAATATAAATGGCACTCGGTAACAATTCGTCCGCTCTCTATGTGGACATTCGTAACGGAAAAATCTTCCGTTATTCGAAAACAGAAGAAAAAGGAACAACTCCAGTTCTCAACACAAAAGGTGAAAAGAAGTTTTACTACATCTATGACTACATTGAAGGTCATGTGATTAACTTTAGTACTAGGGAAGAAGAAATCCAAAACACAAAGAAGATGATTTTCCAGATTCATATGCAAGATGGAAATGATAACTATGTGGTAAAGATGGGCTTGGATACTACTTACTTCAGAATGTTCTGCAGTGTAATACCAAACATCGATTGGACAAAGAAAGTTCGTCTGATTCCCCGTATCAAGGAAGAAAACGGCGTAAAGAAATCCAGCCTGATTGTTGTAAACAACGGTATTCCAATGAAGTTTGCTTTCACTAGAGAGAATCTCAATGGAAAACCCGACATCACAATCACCAAAAACAAAAAAGGTGAAGTGATTGATGTTGATCGCGAAGAGGAAACGCAGTTCTTTCTTGACTTGGTTGGCAAGACACTTCCCAAATTGGTACACCCTGCACTGGCCGGCTCGTATGAAAAGCCAGAAGTAGTGAAAGAAACTCATGTTGAGTACGATAATCCCGATACCCCCGAATCAGACTTGCCCTTTTAATCAACAACTTATTAACAATTATGGCAAAAAGCATTGCTAACCCGGCTTTGGCTTCAGAAATAGCGGATACCATTCGCAATAAAGCGGAAGAAGTGATCGCAAAGAAGAAGCAAGTGGCTCAGACCGTGGTGTATGAACACATGCAGCACCAATATGACAAAGAAGAAAAGATCATTCGTCAGAGTTGTATGAAGGCCGCGGCCTCAGCGTACAATTCACCCGTTGGGGAAAAACCGGAAGTAACTGCTTCTAATGTAATTAAGATTTCAAAATTGTTGATGAAATGGGTGAGTTCAAAGTAATATCAATCGACAAAGAATCAGACTACCAAAACTGGTTAAACTTTCGTTTAAATGGAATCGGGGCTTCAGAGGTGGGAACACTTCTGGGCCTCAATCCCTACAAATCGAAAATAGAACTCTTCTATCAGAAGCTTGGAGTAATACCGCTGATGACCGAAGAGAATGTGGTTATGTTTTATGGGAACCGACTTGAGGACTTTGTAGCCTCTATGTGGGAGTACTACGAGAACACACCAGAGTCAATTGTACAGAATTACAACGCTGGTCGGAAAATCCGACACGCCAAATCTGTCAATGGCTACATATTAAACAGCGATTATCCAAATTTGTTTTTCTCGCCGGATCGGTTAATCGTAGAAAGCGAAACAGATCGAGTTGTCCATAAAGGCAACATTGTTCGCAAGAATGTAAAGGGCGTACTGGAAATCAAAACCATTTCCGGTTTTGCATCAAAGCAGTGGGACGGCGGCATCCCTCCAAGCTATGTAGTCCAGGTCATGACATATTTGATTGGCATGGAACAGGAATATGCAGAAATCGCATTGTTCGAAGATGGCCGGAAGTTCAATGTTCTGCCGATATTCAGAAACGATGCACTGATTACTAAGATTCTGACCGAAGTCGATGACTTCTCGGATAGAGTCAAAGTAGCCAAAGGAGATATGGAGAACATTCACCTGTACGAGCCGGAACCGGATGGTACCCAGGCATTCGAGCAGTTCTTGAATAAGAAGTACGCCAACTCCGAGCAAAAGACGATTATGGGAACCAAGGAAGTATTGGAGATTGCTGTTCGCCATAAGATCGCGGCTGAAGAATTGAAAGAAAAAGAAACTGAACTCCGGGAATACACGAACCAAATCAAGAACTACATGCAGGAATTTGAAGCCATTGATTTCGGGGATAGTGGTAAAATCATATGGAAAACTGATTCCAGGGGTATCAGATCACTGAGAAATAACATATCTTTGACACCAAAACAAAAATAAACACATGATAACCAAACAACTAAAAGGCTTTCTGTACGAAACAGAATCAGGATGGCACATCGAACACATGGTATCCAATGAAACCCCAGAAGGAAATGAAATGTCTTGGAAGCAACATCGCATTCTTCCTAGCCAACAGAGTATTCTTCCGATGTTTTTCAATCCCAACGGAGTAGCAGATGTTCTCTTTGAACTTGTTACACAGACTAACGGGAACACTTCAGTTCAATTTGCAGTGATTGACTCATTTGAGTTTACTGAAGCAATCGAATCCAGAATGGTTTCGTGGGATGATGTACACGACAGATGGAATAGACACAGCAGTTGGTTTGATGGCTTTTGGGAATACAAGAAGTGGATCAAACAAAATTACATTGCTCTTCGTCCATTCAGAAAATCAAAGTAATGAAACACATAAAGACTGAATCATATCATCTGTACAAGAAAGCCAACGACTACTTTTACAGAACACTCGGTGAGATTCCATTTGGCAATGACATCATGATTATACGCAACGCCACATCAGCAGACAGCACGATGGTTGACACAATTATACTTCCGGACATTTTCTCGGAAGACGATGCTAAGGTATTTGTCGGCCAGTGTGCGTCGTACCGCAGTGAAAACCATTGCTTGGTACCGGGCATGTACGATTACAGGTTGGCTAAAATGTACGGAGCAGTTTTCGGAATGCAAGTTGGGCCGGTATTTGTCCACGATGGTACTAAGGGCATGACTGACGGTGATCACTTCAGTCAGAAGTTGGCCGGCATGAATATTCTGTTCAATCCGATCCACCGATTTTTGAAGCCGGGGACTCCGATCAGCAAGTGCAGCCCAGGCTCTATAACAGTAGAAAGAAACATCTACCCCACGGTATTCCGCAACTGGGAGAACAATGCCTGTCGTTTCAGATTATTCATCGGCCACAGTCATGAGTTCTAATTCGAACAATTTACCAAAGGATAGCAATATGACAGCAGTACAGTGGGTACATGCACTATCTAAAGAAAGAGAACTGGATATGTTTGATTGGGCTGAGGCCGAAGCACTAGAAAGGCAACAACGGAAAAGAGCCCAGATTGACTTGTTCATCTTTATGAATGAACTTCCCAATAATCTGCCATACGAAGTCAAACGCGACACTGTAATGAAATTCATCAGAAAATATGAAGGACCGGCAAAAGAAACTAATCATTGAGATTATGAACGACGACGCAAAAGACGGATTGTATAAACAGCAAACAGCAGTTGAATGGCTTGAAAACAAACTTGCAGAAAACCTTGCAAAAATCATTATCGATAAAGACCATATTCTAATTGAGAAGTTATTTGAGCAAGCCAAAGAAATGGAAAAGGAGCAGATTATTGATGCACATAATGCAGGAAAAAATATTTTACCACCAAATGAATCAGGACAACAATACTACAACGAAACTTATGGAAGTAAGGAAAGTGATGGAAACTTTAAGCAGTTCAGTTTATATGAGCATAAAGAAACTATTGCTACAGCTGACACTCCTACATCTTTCCAAACAGAAATAACAGATAAGGAGTTGGAGCAAGAGATTCTTAATTTTTTGTATTGCTTTGAATATGAAGAAATTCCACATTCAGCATCTTACAAATTCGATTATGAGGCTTGTGCAAAAGCATTAACTCAAAGATTTAAAGAAATACTAAAAAACAAACAATGAGATCAACATCAGTTCAAATGCTAATTGACTACTTCGAAGAGAACTTTCATCTTACCGAAGAAGCACGAATGGAAATGAAGATGGCCCAGGCGGCAAACGAAGAAGAAATCAAAGAAGCATACGATGCCGGTTTGTTTGATGGATCCATGGAACTCACCCAGGACCGGTTGCATTCAAACGCGAATGATTACTTTAGACAAAACCACAAATGAAAATACAACGACAGAACAAAGCCAACAAGCGTAAGAACTGGGGCCTCAGAAAAGAAAACAAATTCACTTTTCTTTGGGCTCGTCTTGTCAACTCTCGTATCAACGAACTGTACATAGAGATAAAGAAGTTACAGTAACCAGTTAACTGTAAAGTAAACTCTTGCATTGACAAGTAACTCAGGCAAGTAAATACAAAAGTTGACATTCGTTCTTATATTTGCACCAACAGTACCATAGTGGGTACACGGGGAGATGGCGAAAGGGTAAACGCACTTTAACAGCAACAGGTTCGAGTCCTGTTCTCCTCACGCAAAAAACAAAGGCAGTGTTTCCTTACCTCGCAAGAGATGGGTTTTATAAGCCACTCATAGTTCGCCAAAACTATCCATAAGCATGGGTTTTGGCGGTTTTCATAGTGTTTAAAGGGGCCTAATCCGCCCCTTTTTTACATCCTGGGGGTTCCACTCTATTGCGCTTTCCCGTTTTATACCCTATTGCGTACAATTCTAGCCATTTCTCTCTATTTATACCCGATCGCATACACTCTTACACAAAATCCTCCAGTTTGTTTAACTTTTGTTGTCTCCGCCCGGTATATTTTGATACCCCCTCACTTAAATCTTACACAAAATATCTGTTTTGTTTAACTTTTTATCAATATCGCTACACGAAAATTACATAGATGCACCCTTTTTACCCTGCTCAAATTGCTTTATTTTTGTAGCCATGTATAATTCATCCTGCTGCCAGTCACTTTTACTCTTTATTGGCTATCTCCTACTGATGATACTCATTGGAATCTACCTCAAGGAACCCAAGGACAAGTAAATACCCCCCGGCTCATTGATCCCCCCACCCCCTGTAACCCAGAGGGCCGCTCCTTACGGGGTGGTTTCCTGGGAATAATATTCGTGCAGGGGATGGTGCTTAACGCTAGTAAAATTGAGAGCCGCGCGCGCGAAAAAATACCCCCGTGGGCATGCGAGGGGGTGCGCCTACAAAAGCCCTTTGGGCTTCACGCCTGTAAACGCCACACAAAAATAAATTCGGAATTGCCCTAAAGGGCAAACTAGCCTTTATGAGGGCTTCACCAACAAATGTTCGTGTAGTTGAGCCGCTTTTTACGAATTAAAATTCGTAACTTGCTGATTTTCAGCCACAAAATTCACCCCTTTGATGAAATCAAACTACTCCAAAACCCCTTTCAACTTTGTAGAATTTCGATGACATTTTGCACATTAATTCTAAAGAATTAATACTCAACAAGTTGACTTTCAACCCCGTTCGCCACGCGCTTAGGGGTGTGCACACACACGCACACATGCACGCACGCCCACACGCCTACGCACACATGCCTGCACACATATACGCATACACGGGTACACGCGCACGCACATAGGCGCACATGTACACGCACATACGCACGGGCGCGAACTGGCATATTTATTTTTATAAATACGAAGTATTTTAAAAAAAAATATGCCAAAATATTTTTCTTGACAAAATTTTTTTTTCGCTGTAATGTTGCATCATCGAAACGGCAAAACGCCACACGGCACAACCCCGTTTCACTCGTTCTAATCATACACCACGCTACAAAGGTCACGACAAGCTTGATGTGAATCATGCGACCGAATAACCCTTGTCAGGGTTACATTGTAAACGGCGGTGCGTTCTTTGGCATACCTTTCCTATCGGAACAAAGGAAAGTTGGGGCTCTCCCTCAAGGCTTGCGTAATCCATGCAGCATGGCAAAGTGTGGCGACGAATTACATTCGTTAGTCGGTCTACTATTTCATAGTAGTTGTAAGCAGTGAGGTGAACCAAACAAAGTTTGAAATCGAGTTTAGTCTGAAACCCCAGGCTATTCATAGCCTACGGTCGAGCCAATGGTGGCTGAGCGTGTTGTCTATCGCTTGAAATTCGGGACGGCTCCCGAAGGGAGAGGGTTCGATACCCTCCTCGACCGCAAACCATTAACTAAAGTTAAACCATGAAAAACCAAATTCAGTCCTACGAACAAATCCTTGCTTCTTTAGAAGCATCAGACATGACCAAAACAGCCCGTAAAACTTGGCTCACAAAGGCTCTAAAAGAGCACGAAAAGTATTGCAAGTCAATCGAAACGAAGTTTTACCGCTATGGCTGGACTCACTACTACGGCAATCCTCTTAACGAGGATATAATCGCTGCAGAATTCGACCAACTCGAAGAGTTGAAAATTGCAAGAGACATGCTGGATGAGCCGTGGAAAAAAGCCACAAAGTCTAGCAAAGCTAGTAAGCCCACAAAAGTTGAAAAGCCTTCGGCTTCAGATACCGCAATTGTCGAATTGACAAAGTCAATGGCTAACCTTACTTCACAACTCACTGAGTTGACAAAGGTTGTGGCTCAAAATAGCAAGGATATTGCTGTAATACAGCAAAGTGTCGCCAAGCTTAATGAGCCAGCTCCTAAGCGTGAGGCAAAGCCTAAGCGTGTGAAAACAACTGCAAAGGTTGTCGAAGACAAAGTCGCAGTCAAAAAGTCTTCGACTTCATTCCTTCGTGACTTGTTCGGCGGTACTTTTGTACCGGTCAAGGCTGAAACCTCAGCCAAAAGTAAAAAGTCTACTAAAGTAGACCGCAAAGAGTACAACCCACACGGAAACGGCTTCACAGCACGCAAAAAAGCGTACATGGAAGTGCGTTAATTCGGTAAAACCGAATGACCTAGGCAGGCTTGCATATGAGGGTTCGATTCCCTCACTAGGTTCTAAACACTAAACAAAGTTTAAACCATGCAAAATTTAGAATTCGCAATCACTTTCAGCGTAGCTTCATGCACATGTATGCTTGCGCTTTGCCTCGTCGCTTTTTTCCTTGAAAAACCAAACAAAAATCTAGACAAATAAAACCATGAAAACACTAACATTCGTTCTGGCACTTTTAAGTGCCGTAGGTATCGGCTTGTGCTTTGCACAAATCGAAAAAGATTCAAGCCGTGCAAATTTCTACATGGCGATGACTACCATGCTAAGCATGACCTTCGTTGCCTACACTTACGGCTTTTTCAAAGCACTCGGCGAAGATAAAAATCACAACTAAACAAAGTTTAAAATCAAAAATCATGTCATCTATTCAAATTAAAATCGTTAACCCTGAGCTATTTAGCTCAAAGCTCGAAGATGTAAATATCGACGAGGTTGTAACTTGTTACAAAGATTACAAATATGAAAACTCCACCAAAACATTCCTCGAAGTCAACGGTGAAATAGAATTTCACTATGTCGGCGGTGAATCTGAGACAATATCGACCGAAGAATGTGGTACTTTGTACCATGATTCGTTCCTCGAAGAATTCGGATTTATCATACAGGTAAAACCTGGCATCACAATAACCGAGCCGCGCGATATTCGTCGTTCGCTTTTCAATCCAATAAACGATTAATTAAAAATTAAACAATCAAAAATCATGATCAAAAAATTCGTATTCAGGCAGGGCGATACAATCACCTTGCTTACCTTCGGTAAAACTAGCAATGCAAAAATCGCTGAGCCACACGAACGCATTGTACAATCGTTTCACTTCAGCCGTGAGCAATTCGAAGTTGCCATTGGTAAAACCAATATGCGTGAATTCTTTTCACATGACGCAAAAGTATGTTTCGATTGTCCGTTTGCTGTAAGCAATGGGGCTAAATTGCAAGCTTGCTATACTCACAAAGTGATGCAATACACGGGGTTTCTATCGTCTCTCCGTTCTATCGGCAAAGCATATGCAGATTTTAATCTGATACCCCAGCTTAGCTTCGACATGTGCGACGATATTGCAGCCGCTTGTGAAGGGTTGTATGTACGATTCGGCAGCTATGGTGAGCCGACATTATTACCAATACAATTGGTAAGTCGTATCTGTGCCGTTGCCAAATCATGGACAGGCTATACCCACCAATGGGCAACACGCCCCGAATTCGCCCCGTATTACATGGCATCCGTACATACTGCAGGGCAAGAGCTTTTAGCTCGTCAACTCGGCTGGCGTTCGTTCGTCGCATCAGCCAATCTAATCGAAGGGCTTGTAAATTGTCCTGCATCTGAAGAGCAAGGCTATCGCAGTAACTGCAGCAAGTGCGGACTATGCAGCGGCACCGAAGGTAAGGGCAAAAAATCAGTAGTAATTCTCGAACACTAAGCAATCACAAAAATCACAATCAACTAAAAATCAAACAATTAAAAATCAGAATCATGACAAAAACAGAAGTATTAAAACACATTGACAGCGGCAAGTTTTTCTCTTGCGAATTTGTAAAACAAAATGGCGAGGTTAGATACCTTCGCGGCAGGGCTGGCGTTCGTAAGTTCGTCGGAACTGATGGCGAACTTCACGAAGTGAAGGGCGTAGGCATGAAGTACAAGCCCAAAGATATGGGCTACAGAGTAGTGCTCGACCTCGACAAAAAAGAATATCGTATGGTAAATACCATAACGATTGTTAAGTTCAACAACCAATCAGTAGGCGAATTCTTTATCGGACAAACAAAGTAATCAATCAAAAATCAAACAATCAAAAATCATGACAAAAATTAGTTTCGACACTTGGTGTCCATTGTTTCCAGGATTTTACGGGACATTCTTTGAATGCGACGAAGAAAATGAAATTTACAATCACAATTCAGAACACGGCACGGATTTATCGTATGACGATTTTGAATTCGATTATGACGATTATCATGACCGCGTTGCAAGCGCATTCTGTGATGGCTTTGAACGAGCATTCTCGGATATCTTACCCATTAGGGTAACGATGCAAAAAGTTTCAAGCCCGAAGTATTACAATTTTCACAACGACACAATCGATATCGAAGTCGAACTAGACTTCGACGAACTTATGCGAAAAGTCGTTGAGCAAAAGGATATACTTAAAAAGTATATTGCTGAGACTTACACTAGTCGTGATGGCTTCATTAGTCATCACAGCAATGATATCGAAGACTGGTGTACACCGGCGTACATTCTTGAAAAGTCGGCGCATCGCATCGGTGCATTACTCGAAGGACTTGCTTTCGCAAACATTGACGATGTAAAATCTGAAGTGTATGAATGGGCAGCAAATGAAACTTGCTGGGTTAATTACAAAGTAAAATCTGAAACCACAAACTAAAAACCAAACAAACAAAAATCATGGCTAATCATTGTTGGAACTGGGCTAGTATCGAGGGCTCAAAAGAAAATCTCGATAGGTTTGAAGCGGCTTTGATTTCTGCCAAGGGTGACACTGGTCACCTTTGGTATGAATCGTACTTTACTGCACTCTCATCTCCTTTGCCTAGCAAAGAAGGGGATGCTTATGCTGACTTTGGCACAAGGTGGTTTGATGCGGAATTCGAACGAGTATCTGAAACCTCAGCCAATCTTTGTGGCAGTAGTGCGTGGTCGCCACCGCTAGAATTCTTCCGCAGGGTATCAGAAGTGTACGACCTTTCGGTTACCGCTGAATACGAGGAATCTGGAGACGACTTCGGCGGATTCTATGAATGTACCAATGGCGAAGTACACCGAGACGATTGCTACACATATTGGCAGTATCGCTTCGTTGCCGATAGACACCATGCAGTTGATTCGCTTTGCGAAGATATCCGTAGTAATTGCTTCGAGTCTCTCGAAGATTTACAATCTACCATGGGCGATACATTCGATTCGCTAAGCAAAACAGAAATCGAGGAAATTAACGAAGCATTTGAATCAGTTACAAAGTAAAACAACCAAAAAATAAAACACATGAGCAACACTATCGAAGAAACAGAAATGGCACTCGCTAACTTACAAGCAGTTGCGTGGTATGAAAAACACGACATCGAAGCACGCATTGTAAATGGTGCAGTCTACATTGGAGTAGACGATTTTGAAATCGAAGTCAGCACTGGCGAAGTGCTGTATCGTAGTGAATTATTCAAAGAAGAAAACAATTAAAACCAAAAAACATGACAACCACACAATTCGATGTGCTGAGCCCTGATGGGTTCAGCATTCATCACTCCGACACTTATCCTACTAGGGATGCTGCAGTAGACGCACTCAAACAATGGGTTAAACGCTATGAATTCCAAGGTTACTATAGTAGCATGAATTATGGCAGAATTCCATTGGAAGATGTGCATGAGTATTGCAACATCATCGAAGTTAGTACCGTAAACGAAGACGAAGATTAATATGAAAATCAATTACACTCGCTGGGGCAAAGAAACATTCAAAACCCCTCACTTCTCAATTATTCGCAATGAAGACTACACACAAATTTCATTTGTGGTGTGGAACTTTCACTGGTGGATTATCCTCAATCGCAAAAACAAGTAAAACAAAAACCATGACTTACACAATCAAATCGAATCAGTACATCCCCCATAAGGGGGAAACATCACCGAACGGGGTTAGACTTGCAAAAACTTACTATTACATAGTAAATGACCAAGGCAAAACAATCAGCCACAAAACAGGCAAGCCGTATCGAGGTAAGGACTTAGCACACTATAAATTCGACACACACGAAGAAGCAAATGACTTTATGCGTAGACTTTACATGCAAAGCATGAACAGCCTAGAAGTATTGGCGGCAAGAGATGTGCTTGAAAAGCATGGCTACTTCACCGAGAATCTTTGGCATGTCAACGATGTACAAAGTCGATTTGACTGCAGTGCAGAAACTGCTCAGAATGTTCTTTCGGATGCATTGACGAACGAATACTCTATGCAAAGTATATTCGAATGTATTCAGATTTCAGCTACAGAAAATCACAACCTAGAATCACTAGACTATTAATCAAAAATCAAAAATCAAAAACCATGACAACAAGTTATTTTCTTTTCGGCAAACAAGCAACTGAATGTCTTCTTAACGAAGGCATCGACAGCCTTTGTAATCAACTCGATGACTTCGAGTATCAACTCTTCGTCTATGACGAGACAAAAACTCCGGCTGACTTGCTCTATGCATACGATGGCTGGAGCGGTTACTCGTACCTGACGAAAAAAGAGTATGACAAAATCATCGACACTGAAAATTCATTAACCCTATGAGCCAATTCAAAATCTATCGTAACCTTCACAAGAACTGCTTCAGCGTGCTGAAGTACAACCCTGCGAAGAAAGGCTATCGTCTGCATGCACATGTAGACGAAGCCATTCTCGTGGGTGTCAAAACAAAAGTCATGCAGAACGGAAGAAAGCGAGTGATCCAGGAACGCCAAAAGAATGTACATGCATTTATCATGGCGAAAGAAATCATTCCATTTCCGGCTGGCACTTTGCGTCTGACACCCCAAACCTATTCGGATGAACTTTACTACAACCCCTACCAAACGGAAGAATTTATCAACCGACGAACTAGGGAGTATGTGTTCTCTCATCCCCATGTCCTACTCAAGAACTGCAAAGCCTATCTGTTTGACAAACACCAAGGTATGCAGTACGAAATCGAACCAAACGAAAAATAAATTTGCACAAATCAAAACAATTCCATTACATTTGCAATTCACCAAACACAAACATCAACAAAAAATCAACACTCAAAAATCACTAAATCATGAAAAATCAGACACTTAACAACAACACATCAACAATGTCAACAGAACTGACCATCGAAAACTTCGAGCGCACAATGAATCTGCTCGAATCAACTGGCCTCAATTGGGAGGTTAAGAAAGAACAATTCGTTCACCCTTCGGGGCTCATCACTGACCACTACGGGGTATTCAAGTACAACCCAGGCGAGAACACGCCCGTGGGTTGCCTTGGCTCTGTCAAAGGTCGCTACACTCCGTTCCAAAATTGGGAACTTGCTGACACCGTAGTTCGTGCTACCGAGAGCATCGGCATTCAAACCAATCGCGGTGGACAATTTCACGGCGGTCGCAAGGTGTATCTGCAAGCGCAATTAGGTGACGAATTTGTAGGCAAGTCCGGTGTGAAACGCTGGGTTACTTGCGTGAATTCACACGATGGCTCGTCGTCGATTGCCTTTGGCTCGACCAACACGGTAATCGTATGTCAGAACACATTCTATCGGGCTTACAAGGAGACGCAGAGATTCCGCCACACGGCAACTGCCAAGGCTCGTATCGAACTAGCCATTGAGCAATTCCAAGAGACAATTCAAGCCGACAAGAATCTCTTCGATTCCTTCAAGCGCATGAGTGAGACTGCTCCAAAGGAGAACCTAGTGCAAGCCGTACTCAAGTCCATGTTCGAAGTAGATACTGCTAAGACAAGTGCGGATGACATCAGCACACGCAAAATGAATCAGATGCGCCAGTTTGCCCATGCCTACAACATCGAGCGTGACCTAGAAGGTGACACGGTTTGGGGGCTGTTCAACGCAGTTACAAGGTACACCAATCACATGGCTGCGCCAAGTAACGCTGAAAGCAAAAGCAACTACATCATGAATGGTGGCGGTTATGACATCAACAACGCTGCTTATGATGTAATCATGTCTTGGATTGATGAGAACACCGCATCTAAAATCTATTCGTTCGCTTAATACAAAGTCTAATCTGATGCCCCGGCCATGTGCTGGGGCATCATTCTAAAATCAAAAACATGAACAACACACTTACCGACACCATGACATTCAAACAAATGGATTGCCACGAGCGCAAAGTATTTCTCACTTATGTCTCAGAACACATTCTGCATGACGAAGATAAGTTCGAAGAACTCTCTGCTCTTGTTGACCGATGGAACATCGAGTCACCTCTCAAATCAGTAATCAACGACTACGACCACTTAAACCAAACCGAATCAACCGAACTATGAAAACACTTGTAATCCATCCAATGGATCCGACCACGGACTTCCTGACTGAAATCTATCAGGACAAAATCGAAGAGCCCAACACTGAATGGAAAGTCATTCGCTATGACTTGCCGGACTCAGAACTCAGAAAAGAAATAGACAAGCACGATAGAATCATCATGCTTGGTCACGGCTTTTCTGGTGGGCTGTACGGCCACAACAAAATCATCATCAACTCAAGCCACGCCAATACCCTTCGTCGCAAAAAACTCGTAGGCATTTGGTGTCATGCTGACCAGTTCTTCAATGTCCATGGTCTCAGCGGCATCTTCAGTGGCATGATGATAAGCGAACCGGCAGAAGCATACCTCTACGAAGTAGGCTGTCTTCCGGAACACATCGAGAAATCAAACAAGATTTATTCTAAGGCCGTGCGCCAGTCAATCTTCGATCCGTTTCCGGTAGATGTTTTCAAAAGTATCTACTACAATACTTCGAATCCGGTGATCGCTTACAACCGCGAAAGGTTTTACTATGTCTTCGAGTCAAACAAAATTGAAAGGGCAGCTGCATTATGAAACACGACTTAATTAAAACAGATGACTATCTACTTGTAGTAGATGAAAGCGAGATTAAAGAAGGTGATTGGCTTTTATCTAAAGAAGGGACTATTCACAATAATTTTGGATGGAATTTTGGAGATAAAAAAATCATCAGTCACTTACCACTTAACGACTCACCTATTCTTGAAGGTGTGGACTTGTTACCTCCGTTAGAAGAAGATGATGTTGAGAAGTTGGCTGATAAATATGCTAATCAGTTTATGGATGGTAGAGATGCTTATTATGGCTATAAAGAGGGCTACAACAAAGCCAAAGAGAAGTACAAGTACACAGAGGAAGATTTGAGAAATGCTTTGTTTTATGCTTTATACCATCCTAAAGAAGATGGTGTTATATCTATAACAAAAGATTTTATTGTTAGAAAATCTATCCAATCCCTATCACAACCAAAGATACCTATTGGGTTTCAATGTGAAATGGAAGATAAAATAGCATTAGATGGTCATACAATCATTGGAATAGAACCTATTACAACCACCACCCCCGAAGGACATACACAATGGGTAGGAACTTACATTTTTAATTAAACAGAATATGATAGCAGCACTCATAATAGCCGTTGTTCTAATTGTAGGGATAACACTTATTTACAAACTTGATGAAGAAAAAGATTTCGCCGTTGTAGTAATGCTTGGTTTAGTAGCTTTGGTTGTTATAGGGATGGTTATTGGTGAATATTTTCCAAAATCAAGCAAGAAGAAAATCACACCTAAAGTTAAAGTAGAGTGTGAAAACAACAAGTGTGACACAACTTACATTTACAATTAAACAAATCTATAAATAAAATCATGACACAACAACTTCAACTCGATCTGTTTGCAGGAATTGCGAACAAAGAATTCATTGAGTATCACAAGACAAACCCACATCTGTACGAAGCATTCAAGCGAATCAGTTTGCGTGCAATCGAACTAGGCTTCACTCATTATGGAGCCAAAGGAGTATTCGAAATCATCCGGTGGGAACGAGCCGAAAAGAGCAAGAGCGACGATTTCAAAATCAATAACAACTATGCTCCGTTGTTCACTAGGGTATTCGAAAATGAGTTTCCTCAGTATGCAGGATTCTTCCGAAAGCGCAAGAGTTTATTCGATTCAGTCAGTGAAACAAATAAGGCAATCGATACTTGGAAAGCAGAAGATTAATCGTATATTCGCCTTACCAATGATTGATTTCTACGATATAATCGAAGTCGAAACTGACCAGGGGATTAAATTCTTTGTGTTTCACGGAGAATTCGTTGTGGCTATCTGTAATTCATTGGCAGAAGCGGATGACAAAGTATTAAAACACCAACAAGAAAAACTCAAAATACAATTAAACTGATGATAGCAAGATTCATTATCGTTAACTGCGGAATCGTTTACCACGGCAACGCAACTCTTCCTCGTTCAATAACTTATGTTTATTGTTATGAATAGGATAACGAACGGAAACCCCGAACAAAAAAATTACAGATTCACACTTTTTATCGGCTCCATTTACCTCTGTGTGTGGGCACTGATAATGTGGATTGGCCACATCCTGAGAAATCTATGAACCCCAGGCCAAAGGAAAAAGTCAAACATCTATACATCAAGGTCAGCGGTCGTCAGAGAGAAGTTCTGAGGATCATGGCCGAGATGTATGGATATGGCTCGTACAACATTCTCATAGATGATTTGATTCACGCCCACCTCAACAAGAGCCGGCAGATGATGATTGATACCGTGAGAGAATTGGAAGAAGGGCACACCGAAGTTCCGGTACATATCGCAGAGAACAACTACAAAGCATTCATCAAGTACTGCAATGCTCTGCATATCAACCCAAATACTTTGTTGATTCTCCTTCTTCGTCAGGCATCCGGGAAACTTGAGAAAATTAAAAACATCGAAAAACAAAAACTGTAACATGTATCACCAACCAACCAAGATTAAACGGGCTGTGTATTACACCCGTGTATCACACGAAAACCAAGTCGACGATGGCTCATCGTTGGATAACCAACAAGACCGCATCGAAGCATTCTGTAAACTGAACAACTACGAAATCGCAAAATCATTTTCGGATCCTGGGGTATCAGGTCGCAAGTTCGAAAACCGACCTCAATTCATGGAGATGATGGAACTCGTCAAACGCCGCGAGGTAGATGTCGTAGTTGTTTACTCTCTCTCTCGTTTTGGTAGAAATACCAAAGACACCTTGAAGTGGATAGCGTTTCTCGAATCCCATGGCGTGGCCTTTTACACTCTGGATTTTCAATTCGACACCACTACTTCGCACGGAAAACTCATGCTCCAAATGATAGCGGCCTTTGCTGAATTCGAAAGCAACCAGCGTGGCGAAATGATTTCATCTGTGATGAAGTATCTCAAGAAAGAAAAGAAAGTGTACTGCGGCCCGGTTCCCTTGGGCTTCGATAAAGTCGATGGCCAACTGATAGAAAACCCACAAGAGATGAACCTAGTCCGCAAGATATTCCTTTGGAACAAAGAAGTCGGTCCATTCAAAGCAGCAATGTACGCTAATGAGAGTGGCTACCAAACAAAAAAGAATAAGAAATTTTGGACAACGACAATACAAAAAATTGTCAACAATGACCTTTACCAATCCTATCTTTGAAACCTTTAATAACAACATATGTCAAAACAAACTGAACAACCCGAAAGTCTCACAATTGAGCAAAAACTGGATTACATGGCAATGGCTTTGAGCCTTCTTGGAATCAAATTCGACTATCCCACACTGTATGCTATTCTTCGAATGTATGACGAAGCATGCACAACCGATGGCGATATAAGCTTCAAGAAAGTTCGTGCGATCTTAGATGAAGTCGCAGAAAAGTATCCTGCACAGCCACAACCCGAAGCAAACGCTGAGCAAGTCGCTCCACCCAAAAAGTTTGTACCAATGAAGCCAGTGAAAAAGAAAAAGTAAAATGGCCAATCACACCATTAGAATCTATACGCAATCTAATTACATCTTCGATATTTCACTTCGGTGGCTTGTAGCGAAGATGAAAGGTGTGGATGAATCAAAACTTCATCCTAACATCAACGGATTACAGCGTACAGAAGCTATCGAATATCTGAAGAGCCTATCGTGGTCAGAAGTTGAGCACAAACTCCAATTCGTTGGAATCATTGACAGCCCACACAATGACTTGTTATGCTCTTCAGTATTCGATGTGGTGGATCATCCCTTACTGGGCTACAAACAAAAACACCTAAGAGCAAAAAGAGCAATCACAAAACTGGACATTGATGATAATGAAACAAACCATGAACAAATTACTGATAACACTGACTGAAGCTGTGCTTCAACTAGAAGATTTACCCTTACTTACTAGGGACAAAATTCTCCAAGCATTGGAAGAACACAAAGAGTTTGAAAAGAATATCTTGAATCAACTCGAAGAATTCAAACAAGACAATCTGAAAAAACGATTCGTTGAACCGACTATCGAAGAAGTGACAGAAGAATTCAAAAAGCTTGATTGTCTGAACCCCCAAGACATTGCTGCAAGATTTGTGTCATTTTATGGCAGCAAGGGTTGGATGGTCGGCAAGAACAAAATGAAGTCTTGGAAACTAGCGGCTGCAAGGTGGGCCATGGATGCACCCAAAGTTGCAGCGCGAATGCCAATCGTATGAGTTTTCAAAGCGAGTTAGCGCGACTTGGTATTGATACCAAAGGGCATTTTACTGGATTGCATAAACTGAATTGCCCTAGATGTTCGCATTCAAGAAAGAAGAAAAACGATCCTTGTCTTTCTGTCAACATTGATACCGGCGAATACAAATGCCATCATTGTCAATGGAAAGGTAATGTGCGGAATGAGAAAAAGTACACTCGGCCCCAGCCGGCAGGACTCGACTTGGATGACAGCGTACTGGCTCATTTCGAAAGCCGGGGCATCAGAAGAGAGACCGTTCAACACTTCCGTGTAACACAGAGCATTGAAACAATGCCCCAGGATGGCAAGAAGCACAAAACAATCAACTTCAATTACTTCCGGGGCGGAGAACTTATCAATGTCAAATTCAAGACAAGAGAGAAGTTTTTCAAAATGGTTTCAGATGCCGAGAAAATTCCGTACAATTACAACGGAATCCTCACCGCTGACCAGATTATTATCTGTGAAGGCGAAGAGGAAACGATGTGTTGGTATCAGGCCGGCTACCCCTTCGCAGTTTCGTGCCCAAGCGGAGCCAGCACGGGGAACAATAATCTGGAATGGCTCGATAACTCCTATCATCTCTTCGAGAACAAAAAGATTTTCCTTGCAACGGACAATGACCAACCAGGAAAGAAACTCGCAGAAGATATCGCTAGGCGTTTTGAACCTGAGAATCTGTTTCGCATCAACTTCGGAGACGAAAAGGATGCCAACGATATCCTCAAGAAGTACGGCGAAGCAAAGCTTGTCGAATTATTCAATGAAGCTAAGCCGTTGCCTATTCCGGAAATATCGTCTGTTGACGATTTCGAAGACCAACTACTCGACATTTACAATAGCCAGTACCCAAAGGGCGATGTTGTCGGATACCCCGAACTGGACAATCTAATTTCATGGCGCAGAGGGCAGTTCGTTGTCGGCTCCGGAATACCCGGCCATGGCAAAACAACTTGGGTAGACCAAATATGTGTACGATTGGCCTTTCGTAAGAATTGGAAATTCGCCGTATTTTCTCCAGAAAACGACAATGTACTGAAATCAATTCGCATGGCTGAGCAAATCTCAGGCAGACCGGTACACGGAGCCAACAGAATGTCAATCGACCAGTACCGTAAGGCTTTGAGCATGCTGAACCATCACTTTAGCTTCTACGATACGGAGAGTCTAAACGACTATAAAATAGACAATCTTCTGCGAATAGGCAAAAGTCTAATTCGCCAAAAAGGTGTCGATTGTATCGTGTTGGATCCATTCAATTACATCGACATCGACAGTGAGTCTGATTCTGGGAATGACAGAATTGGCAAGATGCTGGTAAAACTGAAGAAGTTTGCCAAGGTCAACAATGTTCTTATCATTCTGATAGCACATCCCAGAAAGATGCAGCGAGACAAGAATACTGGCGAGTACGAGATACCAAGGTTATACGATATCAGCGGCAGTCATCACTTCGCCAATGTTG